TAAATTGCACTATAAGCTCTGGCAGTAAATACATCTTGGTCGGCAACATCGCCAGCCAGCGGGGGCGTATAGCTCTTTATCCTGCTTGTATCAGCAGCCTCGTTCATAGTTAATTCTGCACCTTCTGCGGGCTTAACAGCTACTATCTGTCTGACTAACTTAGCCTTTTTGCCGCTGATTGTGGCCTCTAATATACCAGATACATCGTTATATACTATTTTATCACCAGTGGCAAGCGGCTTGGCAAGGTCAAAAGTAACATATTCGCCAGATGCAATTACAAAATACTTCTTGCCAGCCTCAACAGCACCAGCAGCAGTATTAGTATAACTCTTTGAGTATTCCAGCGTACCACCCTGTAACATCTGAACAACTTGCGGATTAAATACATTATCAGTCAATACAATAGTATTACCAGTGACAACGGTCGAACTCGGCTTCTGAGCTATAAGACGCTTCTTTATAATCAGCTTAACACCATCATTGGTTTCGGTAACAGGATTAACTTCTATCTTTGAGGCAGTATTTAAGCCTATTTGATTGCCGTTTTCGTCCTCAATGGTAAACAATACAATATCAATTGTAGGTATCTCATTACCCTTTTTATAAGACATTGATTATTTTCTCCTTTCTCTATATATTATCAATTTTTCGATTATTTCTATATTGTAAAACCCTCATGTGCGCCTTTATATCATCATCGACAAAATCGGCAATTTCAGAATATAAAGGAATCATCATCGGATATAATTCTTTCATGGCAGCTTTTACTTTTTGCGAAAAAGCGTCCAGACTGCTATAATTTCTAACAGGCACATACAAAAGCAATTCGTAAACAACTTGATAGCTACTCAACTGGAATAACTGCTCTGCTCCTGCATTTCTAACAACAACATATTCGGAAACACATTCTCCAGTATGCTGTCCAGCAGAAAAAACGGCAATATTATGTTGTTTGAGCTTATTATATATATCTTTCCAACGTTGGTCAGATACATCATAGTATGCCTTCATCATACTAAATTTTGCACGTCCTTTCTATAAATTTATCAAATGCGGGCATTATTTGATTTCTCCCAACTGTATTAACAGTAGGCCATAAAATAGCATATTTACGATTATATTTGTACTCCAAATATATTCCGTATGATACACCATGAGCAATTTCCAATCGATAGCCCTTATTGGCTCTATATGCAGAACCTTTCAAGCTCTGTCTTGCTCGTCCTGTCCTATCTGTCCATGGCCTATTTTGTTTTGCGTATGCCTCCATTTTTTGTGCGCCATTATTCGCAAACTGATATAATGCTGCATCAAATTTATTTTCAAATTTTGCCATATTTTGAACGACCTGTTTAACGTCAAGTTTAAGGCTCGACAACGCTATACACCTCAAAAGAAATATCTATTGCATACCCTAAATTATTAACATCTTTTAGGTCGTTCACTCTATATTTTATATCATCAATTACTGTATAATCACCAATATTCAACAGCCCTGAATCGTCCTTTAAACACAGGAACATGGGTTGATAGTTTTTTGTAATCTCCGCTCCATCCTGCACATTTTTACTCACATAACCGTTAAAGGTGTCGTGATATATACCAGTAATTGTTACTATTTCAGCAGCATCACCAGTTGGCTCGTTAAACTCATTTAGAATATCTCTAAAAAATGTCAACGCTGTACCATGTGTAGCAATGCCATATTTCAGTTTGTTTTTCTCGAACTCGATTAGGCTCTGTACGTTTTTAACCAACATACTAAATTACCCCTTTAAAATACCGCTATTATTTGGCCTATATTGACGGGCCAGCTTTCGAAAATAGCTCGACGTATCCTGTGTAGTCATACCAGCTATCCGCATTTGCGTATTTTCGGCTTTTACCATTAACATAGCATATAAAGCTAAGTCCAGCGTCTCATAAAGTGCTATATACTTACTTATTTGCTCATCCGTAAAAAATGGTATATCATCCTCACGCAAAATCAGCTTTAATTCGTCAATACTATTTATCATTTTTAGCCCCTCATAGCTTCAGAAATAGCTCGCCTTAACGCCTTTCGACTTTGGAATTGCTTATAATCAATATTATACTGCTTTGCCTTTTCCTTTAATTCATTATCTGACATTTCAGACAAAGGCTTTTCAGGCTCTACTTCCTCAGCAGCATTTAACATTTCATCAACCGCAGATACTCCATTTTCAATCTGTGCTATTTCTTCTTTTTCTGCCTTTTCTGCTGCAATTTCCTCGGCTTTTCTCGCTCTTGCTGCCTTGGACTTGGGCGTTGATATAACGCCCTTGTCCGCAACAGGATACCAGCCGAAAGGTTTATATTGCGCTTGATATGCTCCATTAGTTACAGTCAGCACATCAGCACCATTTGTAATCATTATCATTCTGTTTTTACCCCTTTCGGTTTATTTCGCTTTTTACCTTATTTTTTTTAAGGCGTAACATCAGCTATGAATATCTGACCGGAAGCCTCAAATGAGGGCAGAGTAATCATGCTCACCTTAGTTTCTACATTCACAGGGTCGCTATGCCTCATCGTAGTAACAGCAACACCAGTGTCAGTCAGAGATACAGTAGCATTAGATTGACCACTCATAAGGTCGCTTTCCTCGGGAGTAGTACCAAACCAGCTATTGCCCAGCGTTCCTTCAGGGAATAATACAAAGGTATCATCTGCAACAAACTTAGTAGCAGTACCAGCCTCATTCTTGTAACGCTTATTGTTTACATAAACCGAAAGACCGAGCTGCTCCATTAAAAATGCCTTTAACGCATTATCACTAATAGTTGCTACACCATTAGAATATACAAACAGTGAATTGCGTATACCAGTATTAGCCAGCATAGCAGTCCATACAGACTGATTGCATATTGCACGAGTAGGACGTACACCAGTATCATCCTCAATCTTGTCCTGCCAGCTCTTAATATCAGCCATAATATCAGTAGTAGCAGTTTTCCAACTCGTAGTAGCGGTCGCCTTGTGGTCGGTAGGTACACCATAATCAAATGATACAGCCTGACCGTTGGAAGCAATAGAAATTGCACCAGTAGTCAGCATAGTCATACGCATACGCTCGCGCTGAACCCTTGCGGCCTCAAGCAGCTTAATATTATCATCAAATATGCGCTGCGTCAGAACATCTACGTAGGCAGACGAACCATTTTCCATAGCCATATTTAATTGCTGACGAATTTCCTCATCAATATAAAGGCTCTCCTTGAAAAAGGGCATCTTAGCCTGTGTGAGCGTGAAACCTTCACGAGCACGAGGAATAACATTTGCATCAAAAGCGGATAAATTCAGAACAACAGGAATACCGGAATTGCCGTTTATCCATTCTAAATCTAAGCCCAGCTTTTTCTTATTAGGGAATAAGCTTTCACCAACATAAGGCGCACGTTCTTGCGACATTGCTTCCCAATAAGCAACAATATCAGTAGCAGTTACTATATCAAAAATAGTCTTATTAGCCATTATTTTCTTCTCCTTTCTTTAAAAAATTATATTACGTAAATTCCGTTAGCTGCAAGTGCAGTTATAACAGGAGCGGTTAAAAGCGTCTGTACGGTACTATCGCACTTGGTCTTTTGAACAACACCATGTATTAAAACAGTACCATTTGCATCATTAGTACCATCAAAAACTACATCATGCAGAAGCACAAACTTCGCATTGCTACTCTGAGCACCAGTATCACCAGTAGTAGCGGCCTTGGTAAATGCATCAGTACCGCCTCCACGCTTTAAAAGGTCACCATTTAGCGGAGTGCCAGCATGACATACACCATCAGTACCCTTTGCAGTATTATCAATTATGGCACTCACTGCCATATAATGCTCATTGCCTAAAATCTGCCTAACATTGACTAAATCAGTTTTTACTATTCCACTTTGATTAAACATATAATTCTCCTTTCGTTTTAATTGTCAAAAAACTTCACCTTATTCTCCGTAGCCTTCATCCGCTGCTCTGCGAGACGCTTTCCTAACGCTCCTGCTTGTTCCTGCTGCTGCTGTTGTTTTTTGAAATTGGTATTTCCGCCAGTGCCATTATTATTTTGATTTGAATTATTATCCTGCATAAAATAAAAACTATGTGTTTCTTTCATTGCAGTGACAACCGCTTCAAAATCCTCGGCATCTGTTGCTTTACCAGTAGCAATATAAACAACATCATCAACAAATTCGGGTCTAACACCAGCTTTTAAAACAGACAGCTTTCGTTCGGCTGCTTGCGCTCGTGCTTCTGCGTTAGTTTGCGCTTGTCTTGCATTTGACAAAAGCTGCGCTGCTTGGTTTTCCTCATCCAACTGCTGCTGAGTAGTCTGTTGCTGCTGCTGCATCTTAGATTTTCCTTCGTTTACATCTTTAATGCCTAAGGCCCGCAAGATAGCTTGCTTACCCTGTCGCTTTTCGTTTGCCAGCATAACATTGACCTGCGCCTGCGTATATGTTTTCTCACCAGCGCCACCATCGGAATTTTGATTGTTCTGATTGCTATTTTGCTGATTATTGTTCTGCTGATTAGCATTTCCAGCACCTTCGCCATCAGAACCTTCGCCATTTTCTCCGAACAGTTGAAGATTCATTCTTTCCAAAAACATCTTTTTCTAACTCCTAATATTTTATATATTCCATGATAGCGCATGGTCGCAATTTGTAAAAATCCAGTTATAGATATGGTATCTAAAAAATAAAATAGCAACCGAACTTTTATCTGTTTGGCTGCTCTCTGTTTAATTTAAATTTTTCCAACTGCTGAATTGATTTTCTTGTGGCTCTCATGCGTTTATTGATATAAATGCTATAAAAACCAAATTCTTCATAGATTTCATACAAGTCTCCATTTGCTGTGCGTCCACATTCAATAGGAGCTTGCTGAACTGGCTTGAATTTAGGCATATATACCCTCCTTCATCTTTTTATTATACTATACTTTTGAGAAAAAGTAAAGCATTTTTCAAACTTTTTTCAAAATATTTTTAAGCTCTTTTTAGAGCTGTATATCAGCTTGTAGGAGCAGCTTTCATCTCTGCCCTATATAACTATATTCTTAACCTTGTTAAACGCCTCTATCAGCCGTATATGAAGTTACATCATGCTTATAAAACTCGCACTTACCACCTAATAAAATAAGGTTTGGCTTTGCTTTATAAACCGCACACTTTGATGTATTGCCTAATTTAGTATCATCGTCATATTTAAATAGGCAATCTTTACAAACGAGATTCTTATTCGTCACTCTAATCGCCGCAGCACTTTCACTTTTAATACGACGTTCAAATTCCTTTTCAGACATACCTTTTACACCTCTATTCTTTTTCTTTATTATACTATAAAACTAAATAAAAGTAAAGCCTTATGTGAGAATTTCTGCAAATACTCTTATAGAAGATAATTTGTGCCCATCACTATCCTCAATTTTAAGAATCCTTATTGCTGTATCTGCATTAAGTAGCGTTTCTCCTTCTTTAGTGCCATACTTTGAAATACTCATAATAGACGAACCTGCTGTATCAGCAGGAGCATATAAAACCATTTCTACATCATCTGAAAAACCTTTATCCCAAATTGAGCTTGTCGAAACAAACCCTGCATACCTAACAACAGAACCCTCAAAAAGAGCATTTAATTCTTCTGCACTCATATTCATAAGCTTTCTGCGATTATCATCAAAATCACCAGACATAAATTGAGCCAATTCACCAAAACCGGCACCACGTCTTAAAACAAGGTCTCTGCCTAATTTTGTTGATTTTAAACCATTCCTCGCATTTTGTAGATGATTATAATTTTCAGTAGTCAGTCCTGCTTTCGACATCGCTTTTGCGTGATTTTCACCTTGAGCCATCAATCGCAAATAACTGTTCATAGAACTATATTCTGGACCAGTATATTTTTTTATTGCTCTCTTTTGCTCACTGGTTAATTGCTTCAACGATTCTTTTTCTAATTCGCGCATTTCATCTTCTGTTGTTTGTTTAGCCAACTCAACAAATTTAGTATAATTAGGTACTGCGCTTTTGGCAGCTTCATTTGCTTTCTGAGTAGCAGGAGTATCTATTACCGCCTCTCCATTTTGTTTTGCATACCATTCGTCTAATTCTTTATCATCTGCGCCATTTACCCAGTCTGCTAACCTGTCAGCTATTTCTTCCATAGTTGGCGTTACAATTGTATATGTACAAAGACCGTTAGGATGGTCTAAAGGCAAATCATCAGGCGCATATATTTTCCCATCTCTATCAATACATATTTGACAGGTTCTCTCAGTAAGTGCGCTATGCCACTGTATACCCTCAGATAAAGGATTATTTTTTGCTTCTCTAATTGTCGCTCTTGCATAAGCATGTGCTATTACTGTTCGAGCCAATCTCTGAGCATTATAATCTATAAACTTAGTGCTAACAGGATATACTTTTGACCATGCCCAAGGCTTAACAGCTTTAGGGTCTACATATATTTCTAAATCCTTTGCAATTTCGTATGTAGTCTTTCCTGCTGCTACACCATTTGTTATTATTGTATTTATATCACGCAGTTTATTTTTTTGGTCTGTCCATATTGCATCAGACAAATACCATTTTTCATTGTATATTGCGCCTGTTTTTATTTCTGATAAAACATCTGTTGGTATTTTTGTAAAGGACGTTTTAAAACTGATTCCAGCCTTCGCCATAAAATCATGCTCATCTTTTACAACTGCCTCTGCCATCTGTTTTATACTGCTATCTAATTCGCCTTCAAACTGAGAATATATCTGCACTATATTCTGTTCAAGGCTGGAAACAGCATCTTCAAGCTGCATCTTCTGCAATTTAGCATCTTTTGTATTGCCTAAAATAGATATTTTCTTTTGCAGCTCTATTTTTATACCATTAAACTGTTTTATCAACATTTCTGACTGCTTTTTTGTCAGCTTGTGAAATTCACCAGATACATCACCTAATTTTAAATTTTTAGGCATTTTTAACCACCATACTTATTTTTGAGCATTTGCATACGGTCTACAATCTGCAATTGTAATTTATGCTGCAAACGCACATCATATGTAACTTTTTTGAGATTCTGCCAACCTTCAATTTTGGCATCATCATAAAAACATATATATTTAGTTTTACAATGAGGACATTGTAAATAATAGCGCCTAACGTTGCCTTTTTCTGAAACATTCTCAATATGTGGTTTTAATTCCTCTTTACTCCATTCTCTTTTGCACTCATTACAAATAACTTTAGGCATAACTATACTTTCCTTTCATTTTTTATTATTATAAATACCTACCCGCCAGCTTCTCATAACTTATGTTTAGCATTGTGTGCTCCTTAAACTGGTATTGTGAGAGTTATGTATCCATCGCCGCCAGAATTTGCTTGTATTGGACTACTAATCGAGCCACCATTAGGTTTTCCTCCTGCAACAGGTAGTACCACTCCTTGTCCATGTGTACTTCCATTTCCTCCGTTCGGCTTACCGCCAGTGCCGCCATAAGGAGTATAGAGGCTTTCGCCTCCCCCTGTGCCGCCAGTACAAGTGTAGCCGAATCCCGTGGTATTGCCTCCATCACCGCTACATTTACCGTTAGTATACTTACCAGCACACCCACCGCCTCCTTTGCCTATCACGAGGTTATATGTGCCATCGCTCAGCATAAAGTCATTGACCGTTAAGTTTCCGCCACCGCCACCCGACATTACATTTTCGTAACCCGTGTCATATTGCGCTCCACCACCGCCAGCTAACAAGTAAAGAACAGCCACAACCGAACCGCTGACATTCAGTGTACCAGATGAAGTGAATTTGATAACGCGATTAGAGCCTTCTATATTGTCCGTAAATTGGCCTGTGTAGGTAAACTCAAAAGCGCCGCCACCTGCCAGCATCATTCTACGCCGTAAAGCAAACTGTTGATTCATAATCTTTTCACCTCATGCCCAACTAATTCATCAATTGAAATACCATAAAAATCTGCTAATAGCCATGCTGTTGAAATAGACGGGTTTGCTTTAGCACCATTAACATAATTTGAGAATGTTGATTCAGATACACCAGCAATTTTTGCTTGTTCATGTTGAGGTCTGCCATCTGCTTCTCTCAGCTTAATCAAATTTATCGAAAATACATCTCTATCAAATTCATTATTCTTCCAAGCCTTCAACATTCTTGTTACCCTCATTTATAGTTTTATTCTGATTTACAGTGCTATTTGGAAAATATGCTGTATCCTCATACTGTCTTTCAAGTGCTATTTGCTCTAATTCTGCTTCAACGTCTGCATCGCTTAATCCACGCCATTTTTGCATATATGCCTTTTTAGACATTGTATTGCGAGCGACTTCCTGCAAATCCATTTCTTTTTCTTCTGTTTGGTCGTCTTGTATAGGATAATTATTCTGTATTTCTATGACATATTCTGTTTGTGGTATTTTATCCTCAATATATGTTTTTGTTATTTGTGGGAACATTATTGCACCATCAATTATTGATTCTAACAGATGCTTTAGTTGAGGCTTCCAGACAAGGAATTTTTCATCACATCTGACCATTAACGACCAATAAATAGCTTTTAATGTTTTTCCGCTCGTTATCATTCCCTTTAATGATTGTGAGCTTGTATCGGGAATATCAACGCTTTCGTATAAATCTGTTTTAATACGCTCTATTGTACTATTAAGCGGTTCTGAATACGCCATATTACTTTCAAGCACTCCAACAGCCGCTTTACCGCCATCTATATTATCATCAGTTGATAAATCCCAATATGCGCCGGGCGCTCTTGATAAATCTTTCGTTGAATTAGGATTGCAGTCAATAGTGTATAATATGGGATTCATTCCACCACGTTCACTATCTAAATCAGATGAGCTAATTTTGTTTAACCAGCTCTCTAATGCTGCTAACTGCTCTATATCTGACGTACCATCTAAATCACCTGTTAATGCGTCATTCAGAATTATGCCACCGGGAATATAAGGAAATTCTGTTTTATGATAAATAGGCTCATCAATAGCATTTCCCATTCCATCGTATATTGCTTCTTCTATATTACATTTTCCATTTTCCAACCAGTATTTCTTTTTATATATCCTTTGGTCGCTCTTTGCATCTTCTGAATTTAATGCATAGAAAATAACCAGCTTAGATAATTCCTCGTCATCATCTATTTCATAAACAAAACCCAAAGAAGGAATAAATGATATAGATATTTTATTTGTTGCTTCGTTGAAATTAACAACCCATGCAACACGCTTTCCTATAAAACAATCCTTGGCCGCTGCTATCAATTTACGAGCTATATTATTTTCACTTAATACCTTATCAATTAAACCTTGCAAAATAGATTGTTCTTTACCAGTATCTTTATTATCTTTTGTCGGTATATCTACTAACATATCAGGAGTTGCTGCAAACATAAATCTTGCTTGCTTATCTACCAACCTTTTAGCTTGCTTACTCCTATAATCAGCAGGAATATAATCTAAACCAGTATCAACTTTAAATTCCGCACCATGCTCATATATATCATAGTATTTTATTATTTGCTGCATTTCTGCTAATACTTTATTGCCATATAAACCCTCTAATTCCTCTTGAATTAAATTATATGGAATATTGCTATACATAGTAGCATCTACTTTTTGTTCGATATCATATCCGCTTCCCATCTGGTCTACATCTAATCTTTTCTTTGCCACTATTTTCTACACCTCCTTTTTATACATTTAACAAAATAAATAACAAAATATGGGCTTTTACACCCATATATTTTTAGTTTAGTATTTGTATGACTTAATTCCTTTTATTATAGTATTTTATCATCATCTATATCATATACTTCTGGAATTTCTGCCCAATGTGTAACAATACCGTGTGCGGTATCCCACTTTCCATTACCATCATATTGCAAAGCCCAATAATAAATACCAAACTTGCCATAACTACCACAAACTATTACTCTGCACAGATAAGTTTTATTAGCAATAGTCGGCAATTCCTCCGTCACACTATAATATTCAAGCATTTTTGTAGTTACATATTTCATACTTTTCTTTTCTCCTTTAGGCATTTATTGTTCCAAACATTATCTCAGTTGCTTTCCTCAGCACTTCTTTAATATTTTCAAGATTTACATCTGTTTTATACATGGAACAGGGACAATACCCATCATTGATACGATGACCTTCTATAAAAACAGCCATTTCATTTCGACCATTAGGCTCTTTCTGCAAGGTGAATATAATATCGTCAGCTGACGGTTTGAAATCAACTACCATATTATCATGCTTCATCAGCTTTAAAATGTACTTTGCAATCTTGTCCTGAATTTCCTCGTCATACAAATCTTCACCTACTTCATAATAGCTTTCAAACTGTCCTTCTATCCCGTCATAAGTTATCCATTCGTTAGACCTAATCAGTACCATTTTTTCTTTTTCCTCCTTATAGAATTTCCCATCATCACAACAGTTACAACAAGTTACATCATCTGTTACAAACCATTTTTATACTTCAAAATCCTCTTCTTCAATTCCATAAAAAGCATCACATTCATTTATAGGGGAGCAACCTTCTATTTCCTGCATTAAACAAAGACCATAATCACCCTCGCCCTCTTTATCTCGATGGCAAAAATAGGGGCAATAATAATCACAAATGGGGCATTTATAAAGTTTACTCATATTCTTTTCCTCACTTTCCTGTTTCTTTATGTATATATTATACTATACTTTATTGTAAAAGTAAAGTGTTTTTTTAATATTTTTTTATATTTTGATTATTAAAGTTGCCTCTTTAACAGGAATCACTTTTTCATCTTTGGCAAAATATGTACTTACTTCATCGCTAAAATCATAGGCATTATCATCGCTTATGCAGCTCATATTGGTTTTCATGTATATTTTTTCGCCATTATAGCAGAAAACCTCTCCAACATCAATATCGCTAAAAAATACCTCCGATGTTTCTCTCTTTATTTCTATTTTCATTTCCTTCAACTCCTTCAAAAGTAGGCATTTCCGTCCAATATACTGCTTCTGCAACTTCTTCAATACCAAAGAAATAAAATTGATTATTACCTATATACCAACATTCACCTATTAGTAAATTTCCAGCTTTATCTAAGCTGCACTCAATAACACTTTCTAAGCGCTCTGGAATTTTATCTTGTATTTTGTGCCATTGCATATTAAAATTCACTCACTACACTTTATGATACTACTTTTTGGCACTATCCATCGTTTTTTTTCATTAGATAGGCACGAATCTTTTGGGCTGATAATAACACAATGAGGAAAGTATATTGACTCTCCAACAATAACATATTCCATGGAATTATCTATTAGAGGTGGTTTTTCACCTAATAATGAATATCCGTATTGACAGAGCGTTTTAAAAGAATTCATATTTTCCTCCAAATGCTACATCAAAACTTTTTCAGATTCACTTCTTCAAACGCAGAAGCCCAATGCTACACTCTTGTAGTAATCGACATGGCCAAAATGTGCTCGCCCAGCCATACTGACCACACAAAAGCCGCCGAGTACGTTGTTGACAAGCGAAGAGCGCAGCCAAGCCTCACAAACAGAGCCGTCCTCGTCCTTTACAATTCTATCCTTGCTCGTTGTGAATGCCTGATACCGCCTACCGTCCTCAGCGGGCGAATAAATGGCACTGCCAAACATTTCGCTCTCAGAAAACACCCATAGCTTACGCCGCATAACTTTGATATCGCCATTATGCGTTACATATTTTTTTGACACTGTACGCAAGTAAGGTAATATTGATTCGGGAATCCAACTTTGAGGTGATTCCATAAGAGATTTATCCAAGTCAGAATCAGCAAATCCATCGGAACGAGAACCGAGATTTATACAGCTCTTTTTTAAGTGGTCTACCTGCCTTAGCGTAATAGTGCTATTACTTCTGGCTAAAGTATCTATATCGTGACCTATGCCCACAATCTCGAATGTGATGCCATCCACTACAATAGTATCGTATACATTGTAATACTTTTTTGCTTCACCCGCTTTAGAAATACGAGACATTCTCGCTATTTCGCTCTCAACAGGTGTAATACCCAACTGCCGCATCTGTTCTTCAGTTAATTCCGTTTTCTTACCATTGATGCAAAGATAATTTTCAAACATAAGCATTATCTCTCCTTTATACCATAAACTCATTCATCATTTACGCTCAATAACTTTATCATCAACTACCATTACATCTACACCAAGACTACGGCAAAAGCGTACTACTGCATTCAATTCGTCAATCCACGCTTCATAAGCCTTCTCAGAGAACTTAGCAGCTTCATTTGCTTTGTCCAGTATTTCCTGCATCTCTTTAATCATTTTCTCTTTCATTTCTTTACTCTCCTTTTCTTTTCTTGATTATATTATACTACATAACGCAGAAAAAGTAAAGGCTTTTTTGAAATTTTCTGCTTAATTTTTTAAAGTATTCAAAGGCTTTTGCTCACATTACTCATAACAGACAATTGCATTATCCAATTTTCTCCAACTTCTACCACAAAAAGGGCAGATATAAACCTTTTGATTATTAGCGTTATATCCTGTTTTAAATACCATTTGTTTGACCATAACCCTTTTCCTTTCTCTTTTCTCAAAACCCTCTCTGAAAGCTGCTTAAACGCTCTGAAATTTTATCTTCTGCTCTATACTATTGTATTTGTTATTCTTCATCCCATATTAGCGGTTTTCCTTCTGCATCTACCATTATGCACACGCCGCCTTGGTTTGTGCTCAGGTATTGTATCCCCGTGAGGTTATCGACATATATTCCATACGTCGCACTCACATCCAGTGTCCTCAGTCTGTGGTTACTGGCCTCTGCCTTTGTGCACCCGCACAAGGCGAGGGTCAGCAGGGTTAATATTGTTATTGCTATTACTCGTTTCATTTTTCTCTTTTTTAATCCTCTCTCCATAACTCAGCGTTTTGTCGTGTTACTTTTACAGTCAAGCCCTCACTGTTAAATCCTTCTGCAATACAATGCTGCACACCGTCATCCATAAATCTGCCACCATCAAACCTCTTTGCTATTTCTTCATACGACATAACTCCGGAACCATGCTCGCTCACTTGAAATTCAATTTCAACAAGAGCTGAATACTTAACTTTAATCATTTTGATTCTTCCTTATCCATCTTTGCTCCGCAGTTGGGGCAATAATAAAGCAAATTTTCTTGTGGTGTTCCGTCAATACTCATAAGCACTCTACAACCAGTACATTGCCATTTAGAGCCGTGCTTTTCCCACCGTTCATGCCGTACTTCTATAACATCGGCGGCAGGTGCAATTGCAATCAATTCCCTTGCTCTACCCGGTGGGCCAACATGCTCCGCATCATATCGGTCAAGCAGTGCCTTACGACTAATAAAATCACTCATCATTATCAATCTCCTACACTGGTTGCTGAAGCCAGTCAGCCATTGCCTTATAGCAAAAACTTCTGGCAATTTTAGTAGTCCATTCGCCATTATTCGAAAAGTCAGTTAAAAAATTTGCCAGCTCCTCGTCGCTCATAGTCCGAATGCGGTCGGCGTTTGTTATGTTTGCAAAGCCGCAGCACGTTTCGTGTTGTATCGTGACATCGCAATCCCAATATTGACAGTAATGATTATTCGGGTAATAATTCCTGCATTTATCACAAATATTCATTACAGGTTTCCCTCCTTCGGTTTGTATCGAGCCTTTTCGCAATAATTCATGTCCCATTCTTTGTCAGCCGCCCATAACGGGGCAAGCATTTTTCGCGCACCGTCTTCACGCCAAACATAGACATCTCCATTAAATTCAAGACGTTCAAAATCTTCACAAGGAATATCTTCTGCCTTTAGAATTACGCAGTGCATAATGCTCTTTCTGATACCAAAGCATGTGCCAGCAAGAACATAAAATCTTTCTTTAGCATCATACGGAGTATACAGAATAGCTTCTCCGAAACCATAATCAATAGTATATTTCATGTTCATTCCTCCTGTTTGCTCGTTCTGCAAATCGTTCTTTAAGTTAGTATTTCCATATTTGTCATAATTCATTACTGCTCTTTTCTTCTACATGGTTTCTTCTGAATGCCCTATTCATATATCGTTTTGCCCATCTAACCCATTTCTTTGAAACACATATCCAATTTTTTTCATATAACCGCCACTGAACATCGTGTGGTTTGCCTGATATACGCTTATATGCAGATTTACTCATTTTTAACCCTCTTCTTTAACCTATTTCTTAAATATTTACGATATTTCCGACTATATTTTTGCAAAATAAGGTCAACCTTTATAGAGTTTATTTGGTCGGCATTTTCAGGCATAGTGGTAAGATAGGGGTATTTTTCTTTATCGTCTATAAGAATTTTAAAAATTAAATCCAAAGCATATTGCGCGGGTATCGGCGGGTCGCCTAAAAAGTGGTTTGAGTCTTTATACCACTCATCCAGCTTTGATAAATATCCTTCAATGGATATATTCTTATCCCAAATCATTGTGTAATATACCTCTCTTTTTGCTGATTCCTTCCTCGCTCAAACGCTTTACTTTATCTTGTATATTTTACAAGTCAATTGCATAACCAAATTACTTAAATCTTCAACTTTAATGTATTCTTTAGTATCTCGTACTGAATATATTTGTAGCTCTCCTGCTTCATGTGCAAACCATAGAATAGCTTCTTCTAATTTGCTTTGACGTATTTTCACCTTATCTAAAGCCTCAGCAGTTTTATAGCTTATTTCCAGCAATTCTTTTCTGTCCTTTTCAACCTTTTCTTTTCCCCTCTCAACTTTTACCTTTTCCGACTCTATCTTTATCGCACAAACAATCAGCGAAATTATAATAAACAATTCAAACAACCTAATCCAACTCATTTTTTAATCTCTCCTTTTACTTTATCTAATCTTTTAAGTTTTTTAGCTGAACCTCAATAAGCAGTTTTATAGCTTTACAAATCCAGTAAATCAGCTCATTTTGCCAAATATCCCGTTTATATTGAATATTCAGCATTCCATTTTCCATAGCTTCTGCGCATTCTATTAGCTGCTCTCTTTTAGTCATTATTACTCACCCCTAATACAATAGGCCGCCTTCTACGTTTATCTTTCAAAAACATAGGACAATCAAAAATTGCAAATGTTTCTATATTTTCTGACCTGTTTTCAAGTGATTCACCATCATATCGAGGCTGCCTAACAAAACGAATATTTGTTGACTCTGCTGTCCAGCCTTTAACAGGTGTAAAATCTCTAAACCAAGAACACTGCAAATCTTTATTGCCTGTTGCTCTTTGGCATCTCCAACATAGCTGGTCTGTTAATTTAGCTCCCCTTGGCATTTTCGTCTCCTAACTTTTCATACACACCACACTCACAAACAGAACCAGCAGGAGCATTTTTTATTTCTTCACAAGGGCAAACTTTTTGCTTGATAATATCGCAGAAACAATATCCATCGCCCTGATAGTCGCCTAAGATATTTTTAGCTGCAACAGTAAATGCCAAATTATTATTGCTCATTTTTTCAGTACCTCGATAAAATCATTTAAATATGGGAAGCATTTTATTTGCTCACAATAAATACGCCATTCGTCCAATTTATGGTCTTTTCTCTGAAAATACTGGTTCAGCAGCACCTCATAATCTAAATCTACTGTTCTAAGCTGATTATATGAACTCGGTAATAGCTGAATCATTTGCCACCAATATTTTTTATCTTTGGTTTCAAGAAGCTTGTTCCTTGCATTGTTCAACCTTTCAATGGTTTTCCCAAAATAAACTGTATTTTCCGCAAGTAGATGTTCCACGGAAAAATCTTCAATGGTAAATTCCTTTGCGGCGATTTTGTGCATGGTAGAACAGGAATTAGCAGTCGTGCCTACCTTATAGGTATCAAACTCTTTCCACCAATACAAGGGCGCTTCTATATCCATTTGAACATGAATCATTCTGAGAAATTTTCTATGTTCTGCGCCAGACTTTATTAGCCTCTCCATCAAATCTAAATCATATTGACCAATTTGACAGGAAAAATCACTATAAAACACAGAATCACTTTTAGGCCAACTGTTCATAGGGTTTCTCATACCCATAATAGCGCCATTCCAACCAAATACAACTACATTGCTTAAACTAATCATTTCTTTGTTCTAACTCCTTTATCTTTTCTTTTAATTCTCTATTTTCTGAATCATAAACAGCAATTAAATAATTTTGCCTGTTATATAAATCTCTTAAATTCTCAAGGTCTAAAGCTAAACTATTGTAGTTTAAATTTATAGTGCTATTTTTATCCATGTTTTAAAACCTCAAATATTTATTTTATTTATAGGTTATATAACCCAATATAAATATATATATAATATTATATAAAAAGATATATATAAATATATATCTAAAAAGATTTTTCCCTCTGCCTAACTTTTTAAAATTCACTTTTTAAGGCAGCGCATTAAATCTTTTTTTTGACCTGAGCTTATTATACCACATCTTGAGCAAAAAGTAAAGCCCTTTTGAAACAAAATTTTTCAAAGTTTTTACAATTCCATAGCTTAGGAGTACCATAAATAGTACCATTGCAGTAGAAGCGTCTAATAACTGTTTAGAGCGCTTTTTGTTCTTAGGTATATAATTATACCTTTAAGGGTACAAACACGCCTTAGAAACGAAATATGACGCTCTAAACAGGTCTCAAACAAGCACGTTTCTTCCCTTACTATTTTAGGGACTCGCCTTATCTTTTAAGGGCTTGGACAAGCTTACTTGTGATAATTACCAACAGCTTTGCAAACCTTTATAACATTTTTTGACATAGTAGATACTGCATCAATTTTTGCCATAGCATATTTTTTTCTCTCTCTATCATTCTGTAAACGCTTTTCCTCATATTCTGCTAATTGAGGACATAAGAGCTTACATTCAGAAGTGCGAGAATTACAAGAGGAACATGGATGATTTTTTGTTATATGGGCGCTTCTTGCTATACAGAATTTATTGTTGGCCATTTTTAATTGCTTAGTCCTTTCTTGCTGTTTGTATGTTCTTTTAGGTCTGGCACAATATATCTATCAAGGGCATACCAAAGGGCGCTGAATGTATGAGGGTCTATATTAAATTCATCAGGCTGAATTTGTCCAGTACGCTCATCCTTTTTGAAGGTCAGGTCTTTTAATTCCCGTATTGTATTTATGCAGGAAGTTGAACAGACTATCTTTTTAAAGCGTTTCATCTTTTTCGTATTTTGAACCCTTGAGCCTTGCCCATTTTGCATACCCTTATGACAAGGAACCATATGAAAGCCTCTTTTGCGATAGTATGCTATTGTTTTAGGTTCTGCACAGTCTGCTATGATACGCTCATCTAATAGGCCATATTCAGCTAATTCAGAAGCAGTTACGTCATCAGTCATTTGATTTTTATAGTATTCCCAATAAATATATAGATAATTTGTTTTAGGGTCTACTGCACATCTGACAACTGCATTATATGAATCAGCAAAACCAAAGTCCATGCCAACAAATTTATAATTACGAGGAATGGATTTTACAATAGTATCAACCTTGAAAGCGTCCTCAATAGTAAACTGCGGCAAAACTCTTAGGCCATTAGCTCCAAACCTACCAAAGCGAGCAACTCTGTATAAATCAGGGTCATATACTTGCATTTCATCCAGATTGTGCAAATATGCTTTAGGCAGATAATAATTATCTTCTGGCACACTATGATGATAGTATGTATAGCCAACAACGCAAGTATGACGCTTATATAGTGTTTCGTCATTTAACCTAACAGTTTGTTTGCCATTTTCATCAGTATGAACAAAAAATTGGTCATAAACCCAGCTATTTTTATCAACAGGATTCATCGTCAATATAAAATGTATAGATTTATCAGGATGACGAATACGGCCTTTTAACTCCTTAAAGCCAGCATATTTTATTTCAGGTGCTTCTTCCAACCAAACTATTGAAACATCATTTAAGGATTTCAACTTAACAGGCTTGTCCATACCTTTAAATATTATTTTTGAACCATTAGGAAAAATAAACTGCATCGGGCTTGTTCGTGCTATAACTTTAGTTGTTTTGCCTATTCTGCCAGCCGGGTCTAACAAATTAGCATTTAGCAATATTTGATAGATTAAATCGAAGCAGGATTCACGAATTGTTTCATAAACTTCTCTAACGACTAAAACCTTGCGAACTTCTGTAAAACATTTTAGGACAATTTTAATTGCTGTTTGAACGGATTTGCCTGAACCATATCCACCAAGGAGAACATATTCTAAATAGTCCCAATCATCTATATAATTTTCAAACCTTGGCAGGATTTCAATTTCAGTTTGCATTGTCCGTCTCTTTTTCTAATTGTCTTTCAATTAGCTCCATCAAACAGTAATTCGCCATATCCTTTAATGTATCCTCTATTGTCTCAGATTGTACAAGAGCATCTTTACCTGATAGTAAATTATCTAACCTGAGCATTTTATCCCACAAACGAACTCTTATAGCATCTGGCACTTTAGCTCTGACAATAGCAAATGAATCGCCATAGTCTTGATTCTTGTTATAATATATCTGCGTTAATTCCTCACATATTTTAGCGTGAATTTCATATTTTGACATACATGCATACCTCCTAAAGAAAAAGCCAGCATTTAGCCGGCCTTATCCTTAATTAGTCCTCTCCCTGAAAAGTATCCTCTACGTCCATAGTCATACTTGCAACATAGCGAACTTTATCACCAGCGGGCAGAACAGCAATATTAGTCAGCTCCCAGCCCTCTTTAAGCCAATCGTTCACTTTGATGTCGAAATACTTTGCAGATACTTCGTCAACAGTCTTAATTTGTATCATGTTTTCTTTTCTCCTTCATGCTTAACTATAAACAGCCTTATTTGGCTTGGCAGGAGTAACAGGAATTGAACCTATATAAACGGAGTCAAAGTCCGCTGCACTACCATTATGCTATACTCCTATATGGTGCGAATGGTGGGATTTGAACCCACAAGGCTAAAGCCGACAGATTTTAAGTCTGTTGTGTATGCCGTTCCACCACATTCGCAGGAAGCGGAATTATCCGCTATTCTTCATCGATAAACATTTCATCACGTTCTGCTGCTGTTGCTTCACTTTTGCGCTTTTTCGTAATTGTAATATTTATTGAGCTATTTCCGTTATCTCCATTTTCCAGTCTCATTCTATTCAGCAAAACAAATTTATCTAAATTTATTGCAAATACCTTTGTGAGCTTTTCCATATCTGTACGGGCAAGCCTTTTAACCATTTCTGGATTAGTTAATTCATCAAAATACGCATCGCAGAACCTTGTAAACTTTGCACTCTTTGCAGATATAGCGCCAAATAGTTCGTTCGCTTCCTCTTCACGCTTTTTCAGATACTGCGCCATAAAATCTGGCTCACGGTCTAATACTGTTCTAACACCATGCACCGTTAAGCCTGTTTCCTGCGCTACTGCTAACAATGTACCTCGTTCGAGATATAACTGCACAACCTTTTTTCTTTCCTTACTCGTCAATGCTCTTCTTTTATTTCCAACTCTCAAAATTAGCTCATCTTTATAATCACTATGATATGGGATAGGCTCTATTTTGCCCTTAGCACCAAATGTCCTTCCCGAACCTTTTCCACCCATCTTTCCACCTCATTTCTACTTTTGCCCGTCTTGCCGATAGCCCAGCACCTCTTATTTTTATTACGCAATCGCCTTTATAATCTCAATTGCCTTATTCATATCAGTGTTTATTGACTTTATGAACCTGCTTTCCTCCCAATTCTTTGTCAGCCTTGCAGGTTCTGCATGAGTCATATAATCGCTGTATGCATTAAACATTCCCCATCCTGTGTTTCTATGATTTGCAAGGTCATCATCATGCCTATAAATGCTCAACAGCTTCGCTCTTGCTTCTTCTGCTCTTGCAATCTTGATATTAGCATCGTCTTCGCTAACCGGGAACAATTCAGCAGCTATCCTCGCGGCAGATATATTATTCGATTTGATACTATTCAGCCCTTCTGCAAGCTCCTTAATATTTGCGCTGTATGCAATACTTTCAGCCAATACCCTTTCTGCTTCATGCAACCTCTGATTTGCAGTTGCAGTATGGCGAATTTTTACAGTATTAGCAGCATTTTTAAATGCTACATTGAACTGATTCTGGCAAACTATCCTCAGAGTAGTTAATGCTGCTTTGAGAGGAATGCTTCCGTCATGGCTGTTCTGGAAAATTACATAAGGCTTCATTTTATCACCAAATATATTATAGTTTTCAAGGCTTGCTATGATATAAATCATACCATTAGCAGTCTGCCCAGCCTTCTCGAACTTCAAGCCCTTCTTAACCATGTTATCAACAAAAGCAAACGCATCTGCATTTTGTACTATTTCATATTTGCTGCCAACAGTCCCGAAAAATACAGGAGCGTCCTTTTCTCTTGTAACAAACTGATTCGGAATCAATTCACCAGCACCAGTATAGATAGGCTCTTTAATAACTTCATAATCCAAACCAGCTTCGAGGATTATCTCGTTTACATTATTGCCCTTTACGTTCTTTCCCACATTGCTCCAAGTAGTAGTTTTCATTTCTTTTCTCTCCTTTTCTTGCCTATAGCTCAGCACTTTTTTTAAAACCTACAAGGTGTTATTTTATTATAATCCATAACATAAAATATTTTATTAAGTACCTCGGACTTCTTGCTCGCTGCAAAATTGATGTCCTTAAAAGCATCAATTACATCTGCTGCATGTTCGGCAGAACTAATTCTGTTAATGTGCATATCAACAACTTTATTAGCCTGTATCCTTGCGGCTTCTGTCGGAGCTTTTTCATTTGCCATCTTGCGACCCTCTGTTTCAAGTGTACTAATCGCACTATTCATCAGGTCTGTTGCCCATGCTATTTGCTTTTCACTACCGTTCAACATCTTTTCTTTACCTTGCCTTTCTTTAACTTACAAGTATATTATAAACTACTATAAAGCAAAAAGTAAAGCCCTTTTTATAAATCCCTTAAATATTTAGGCGTTTCTTTTGAGAATTTCACGCCCAGCTTGTTTCATTTCAGTTTGCCGTTCTTCAATTCGCTTTTTGTACGCGCTATACTCACAATGTTTGCAATCAGTAGCAAGCAGTTTATAGAATGTACTATTAACTTCTTGACAAATTGTGCAATGCCGAGCATCTATGTCATCAGTATCGAATGCATAAAAAATATGCAATGTTGCCGAATAATCGTATGCCCTATCATGCCAAACCACATTAAACAGAAATGATTTATTTGTACCATTTATTTTAATGTTTGCAATTTTGTTTATCTTAGCGGCTAAACTGTCCAGCGCTTCTTTTCGTGTATCTTCGTGAATCTGGAGACTTGCCACCCTTACGACATTTTGCATATCTGTTTTAACCTCTCCACTTCTTTCACCGCTAACCTATCCGCCATTTCATTAAATTCTATTCCATTATGCCCTTTAACTTTTACAAATGATATTTCAGCGCTATCTAACAAGCCAATAAGCTGCAACCATAATTTTTTATTTTTAACTACCTTATTATCGCTTGTTCTCCAACCATTTTGAATCCATTTTTTATACCATTTGCATTTGATGCAATTTATCACATAGGCGCTATCAGAATATATAACTATTTTGTCGGTGGGCTTCAATCCTATTATGCTTTTTATACCAGCTATAACTGCAAGAACTTCCATTTCATTATTGGTAGCTTTTACTTTTGACCCAGCCACAATAATACGTTCGTTATTTTCATTCTGAACGATTGCTGCATAGCCTCCTAACATCAAACTAACACTACACGCACCATCTGTATATATTTCATATTTCATAATTAGCACCACGGGAGGGATTTTTTCACCCTCCCTTTTTAGCTATTACTAATTTAATTATTCATCATCGTCGTCGAAGTCAAAATCATCATCGTCGTCATCGTCTTCAACAACTGACTTCTTGGTGAGTTTCTTATTCTTCTTTTCCTTCTCCTTCTTGTTCTTCTTAGGCTTTACAACGACCTCTTCCTCGTCCTCATCTTCCTCATCCTCATCATCAAAATCCTCGTCATCGTCAGGCTCAACAACCTTCTTAGCAGGACGACCACGCTTGCCGACCTTCTTTTCTACCTTCTCCTTCTTTTCCTTCTTCTCAGCTACGAGGGCATCTTCATTTGCATCGTCCTCGTCTGATACCTCAATATCGCCCTTGAGTACAGATTCAAGCTTGCGAACCGTCATGTTTTCAGGCAGAGCATCAAAAATTACCGCCGCCTCTGCATTAACCTTTGCCAGCATCACACAAGACAGCGGAAAGCGCTTACCAACATCGAGTATACCCTCCTTGTCTCCCTCCATCACAGCTTTAAAAGCTTCTCCGATTGTCCAGTTCTTTGCCATTTTCTTTTCTCCTTTTATATATTATTTTTTATTGTGCTGATATAGCACTGATAAACGTAAATAAAACAACTTCTTGTTCAGCATATAACCGCTTTATGTTTTCAATATTGACCGCTTCAATATCGGAGCGCAGTGTTATAGTGCTGCAACCATCTCTGTCAATTTTCATTGCATAAAAGCCGAACTTACCAAAAACAGCCTTTTCACCATCAAATACCGTTCCCACCTTAAACTCATGTCCTGCTATCTGTAACAAGTTTAGAGCTTTTATCAATTGTTCTCCATCGGCCTCAATTTTAACCTCTACCAATCCATTTGGCTTAATTGATAGCCCATTATTCAGACCAACCAATTTAATTATCGTTTTTTCTTCTGCCATCGCCTATCCCTTTCCTCATAAAATTTATTTCTTGAACTATTGCTCCCACTTTTCACTTTTTTAAAACACTTTGGCGGCTCTTGTATATCTATATCAGCAGGCATTGTATTCACGGAAGAGGTATTTTCAGAAAGGTAAGGTGAGCCGCCAAAGCAAACACTTTTCAAATCCTCTAAATCGTCTACATTGAGCATCATATATGTTCCTCGCCCTAAAAACTCCACAAGAAAAATAGGAATTTTATGCGCCACCTGTGCATGATATTCTAATTTTTCAATGTCCAAATAATTCACTCGATAGCTGTCGGCTTCGGTTGATTTTAGCTGAACCATTACTGTATCGCTTTCGCCATCCTCTTTATGTATCCAGTCAGAACCAGAACCGGGAACACTATTCAGTCCCAGCCTTTTCATTACGTTCTTTTCATTCCTAAACCAGAACTTTGACTTATGCATAAACAGCTATTGCAACCAACGCCAATATCGACCAGAACGTAAAACCTGTTCCTATTATAAGCAACCATTCAGCTATCGAACCTTCTCTTATTCTGTACTTCTTCATATTTTTCTTCTCCTGTTTGTATTAAGGCTGAGGTTGCCTTTCGCAGCTATTTAACTCACCTTCTGAACTGGAAGGATATTGTTCAGTGAGCATTCTGTTTTATCCTCAGCCTTTTTCTTTCCTCTCTTTTATATTAGTATTATACTACACTTTGTTATAGAAGTAAAGGCTTTTTTCAAAATTTTTCCCTAAAATTTTAAGACAATTAGAAACTGTCCAGACTTTTGAGTTTATAGCCCTTGTATCCGCACATTGCTATGCAGACAGCATCAGCTATATTATCATTATATCGTATTTGCCCTTTATTTTTCCCTTGCTTAACCTCATACGATATTTTTTCCTTCAATCCTAAACTTATACAATATAAGATAGAAGCAATTTTATTTTTGTCCTTTACACCTTCCAGCAGCTTTTGTGACGGCTTCGAACTACCCAGCACACCCTTTTTCCAGCTTCGTGTTTCAACCCATGTTATAGGTACATTTTTTGTTATGCAACAATCGATTATTGCTCCTACTAATGCACAAGTGCCGAAAATATAATTAACCGAAATATGAGGATTGCTACCGCTAAACAATCGAACAGCTTCAATCGTAACTGATACATCGCCTTTGCTTTTACACTTATCTATCAATTTTTCCAGACGCTTTATAAGGAGCTTTCTTTTATCGTATCTTAGCTTACAGCCTTCAAAATTTTCATGGCCTGCAAAAAGCACTTTGCCATCTTGTACAACAGCTATTCCGGTATCGGTATAACTCTGGTCTAACCCTATACAATAGCGTTTATTTACCTCAGCCATATTTAATCCTTTGCCTTGTACTCAGTCGCTTGCCTTAACTCTTTAGGTAATTTTATTCTGCCTTGGCCTATATTCCAACATGCCGAACGCATAGCACATTCCATACAACGCTTACAATTTGCATCTTTACTTTTTCTGCGAGGAACTTCGTGCTCGGATAAAAACAGTTTTTTCATTTCCTGAATCTCTCTCAGTCTAATAAAAAATGGCTCTGCCTTTTCCTTATCCTGCTTAACTGTTATTATTTTAATCTCCTGCGTATTTTTATCCTCTACAAGCACATAACCTTCAGGAATATCTAACAAGCACAGATAAAAGTTTAACTGCTTCTCGCCCTTTGCATGATGATTCCCACTTTTTTGAAACGCATATGTATTTTCTGTTTTTATCTCAAAAAGTGGTTCGCCTTTCCAATTTGTTTCCATATCAGGCGTAAAACACAAATCATATTCAGGTAGAAAATGCGTATATTCTGCGTATTTAAGCCAACCAGCATTTTTAAACATTTCCTGCCATTTGATATGTGTTGCAGTACCTTGGGCAAAAATCCTCAGTAATTTTGTATCAAAAACTTTACCCGTATCACGTTTATAAAACAGTGATAAAAGCTGCTCGCGATAACAAAAATCATTGTCACTGCTCAAAATGGCAGAAGCATGCAAACCATACCTATCACTTTTTGCAGCATCATCGTGAAACAATTTATTTATTTTTTGCTCCACCATAACTGCCTTTAAATCTCTATTAGCAGCTCTTTCTAACTGCGCCTTAAATGCACTCATATTCGCCATATTAGCCATTACTCCACGTAAATCTATATTTTTGTTTAAAATCCTTCAAGCTCATTTCATGCCGCATGCGCGACCTAAGACAAAACAGCCCTATTCCCTCAGGCTTAATATACAATACCAAATAATCGCCCATGAAACATTCACCAATATTATTTGCTCTATCTGGTATTGTAACTAAATTTATGACATCATATTTTTTTAGTTTTCGCTTCATATGTCATGCCAGCCCGCTTGATTATAATACCTTTTTATTCCTGCATTTTTGAGCATTCGTCTGCAAATTTTACATGGCTCTGCGTTAATCCTATAATATGCACTCTTGCCAATATCGAAGGAATAACCTGCTAAATATAAATCAGCACCTATCATATCGACTCGCGCTGCACTAATTATCGCGTTCTGCTCCGCATGAACTGCAACACATTCTTCGTATCTCTCACCTGCTGGAATATTATTTTCCTGCCGCCAGCATTTACCAGTATCGCAACAATTTTCCTCGCCACGAGCAGAACCATTATAACCAGTTGCAATTATTTCATCATTTTTAACAAGAACAGCACCATAAGCTCGTCTTAAACAAGTTGAACGTAGTGCAACCTTAGATGCTATCTCTAAATAATATTTATTTTTGCTAATTCTATTCACCGCTCTCAACCTCCTTAACCTTTCTGCCTCTATTTCTGTTTGCTGCCATCTTTTCGGCCCTTACCTTTTTAACATCATCAAAGGATATAAAGCCGCCGTCAAACATCAAAGGCAATTCACATTCACCAAATGGATTATTCACCTTGCTTTTAACGACCTTACATTTCATAATCATTCCTATTTTTTCATTAGCTGCTGAAATTTTAGGATTTTTATTCGGAATCTCTATCCATGCTCGTCGTGCCACTTTAATCCGAATAGTGCTATAAAATTTAATAGCTCGCCCGCCCGGTGTATCATCCTTATCACCAAATAGCATAGCATTCATTTTGTCTCGAACTTGATTTATGAGAACTAAAATTGTTCCGCTCTTTTCACACTCTCTGACAATTATGGGAAGCATCTTTGAAAACAGTCTTGCAGTACCGCCCATGCGCGTTTCATTTTCTGCATCTTTAGCCAGCTTTTCAATATCTTCACGAGGCTGACAGGCTGGAACACTATCAATCAAAATTAAAGGTATACCAGCTTTTGCTAACTTTAAAACAGTATTCAGGACTTGCTCACCATAATTACAGCGATATACAAGCATCTGCCCATCTTGTACACCAATACTTTTCGCCCTGTCTGCATCGTATGTGCCTTCAATCGGAAAATATGCGGAGCATTTAAAAAGTGAAGCCAGCCAATAACAAAGCGAAGTTTTGCCAGAAGATTCGGCACCGAATATTTCTATTATCCTGCCTTTAGGCAAGCCACCGCCTATAACTTCGTCTAAATCCTCTATTCCAGATGATACCCGCTCAATTTGCAAAATAGATTTTTTGCTACCTGTTTTGAAAACCGAACCCTGCCCATTTTCCTTTTCAAACTCCTTGCAGATTTTTGCTATTTCTTCCTTGTTCATCATTGCCTGCTTCTTCCTCCATCTGTCTACATTGGTCTATAAGCTTTTCCAGAATTTGCACTGCAACTGCTGCTGTATGAGTAGCTTCTTTAATCATGTTTTTATAGCCGCCTAATTCGGGCTTATTTGCATTATTGAGGATAGTTTCGTTTACAGCTTCACAAAACTCGCCATATTCCTCACCTAAAATTGTGGCCCATTCTGCCCAACTATGCGTCTGCTCTCCCCATTTTTCAGTTTGCGCCACCCTTTCCAATAGCACCAGTCGTATCGCTTCGAATTGCGTTATCATTTGCCTTCCTCTTCTCTCTTTTATTATACCACAATTTTTGTATATTGTAAACAACAATTTATATTTTATCTACCTCTACCATAAATAGATGAATTATATTTTTCAGTCCGTATCAAATATCGCCTTTCGTTAAACTCTAAAGCACCAGCATTTTCCAGCGCATTTAATACTCTCGCAGTAACAATTCGTCTTGGCAATCTACTCCTAAAATCTGGAAACGATTCATAGTCGCCATGCTTCAATCGTTCTTCCTCAATTGCTTGTGCAGCTTTCAATCCGACAAAATCTATATTGCATAAACCTTCCTGCAAGCACCGTGAGCCAAATTTATTTGAAACACTATATTCGGCAGAACCATTTACATGTGGAAGAAGAATAACACAGCCACTTCTAACCGCCAGCCCTTTATATTTAGGCAAGTCCAACTTATTGCAATATTTTAATTTTACCAGCCAGAAATACTCAGGATAATAGATTTTATACCACATCTCAATAAGAGCAATTATCGAATATCCAGTGCAATGGCCTTTGTTAAATGAATAAACCAGCATGGAATTAAATGTATCAGCGGCAACCTTTTTATCAAAACCATTCTCGACAGCGCCTTTTATAAAGTCCTTCTTCATGCGTTCACAATCAGGATTTTCGCCTCGTAAAAACGCTGCCCTCGAATCTGCTCCTTTTATCATTTTCATCATTTTATCAGCATCGTCCCATGACAGCTTGCCTATCTCGCGGCATATTCGCATAATCTGCTCCTGATAGATAACCGTTCCATAGGTTTTTTTGGTCTGCCGATAATATAATGATTTTTTAGCATGGTCTATATTTTGTTTATTGTCTGCATATGTATCAGGCATTTTAAGCTGCAACGGTGCGGGTCTGTTCATGGCGTTTGCAGCACATAAATCCTCAAAACAATCGCAGTCAATTTGATTTAGCATATTTTTGACAGTACCGGATTCGAATTGAAAAATACCATCGGTATCACCAGCCCTAAAATGTTCGTATACTTCACTATCACTTAACCATTCTGGATTATACTTTTTATGCGTATATTCCTCAAGCTCTCTAATTTCGGACATAGTAATAAGGCCAAGAATATCAAACTTGAGTATATGCAGCTTATCCAAATCATCCAAATCATAAGCGCAACTAAATTTTCCACCTCTGCGCTCAATAGCAACAAAGTCAGTAATATCACTACCAACCAGAGCAACTCCGGCAGCATGTGTTCCGATGTAACGAACTTTTTTATATAGGCGACTAAAATGAAGCAGAATATTGTCGAATTTACTATTTGTATCACGAACAAACCTATCATCAACAATAGCATCATAATCAAACACTTCATCTTCGCCAACCTTACTATGCACAAACGATTTTATTTCCTGCTGGTCTGATTTAGCATCTACTCCACAAACTTTAAATAGGTCGTTCAGTGCATTATCTATTTTATACAACCCATAGCTGCAAATCTGCGCTGCTTTGCCAGAATATTTCGTTACGATATAGTCAATAACTTCCTGCCGCCTGTCTGTTTCAAAATCCAAATCGACATCGGGATATTTTTTCTTATCCTTACGCAAAAACCTTCGGTAATCCAAATCGAAATATAGGCTATCAACCTCAGTTATGCCTAAAAAATAAGCTATAACACAATTGCAAACAGAACCACGCCCTGGCCCAACCTTTATTCCTTGCTTTTTAGCCCAATTTACATAATCCTGTACTATAAGAAAATAGTCCGAGAAATCATTCGCTTTGATAACTGACAGCTCTTTCTTTACACGCTCTACATACTCACTGCTTGTGCAACCACGCTTCTTCATCCCTTTTTTTACCATTTTACAGAGCGTACTATAAGCATCATCTGCGCCATAACGTGGAGTAGTATCACCAAGATTTTCAAGTATATTATCCTCCACTTTAGCTTCAAGTTTTTTTGCAGCTTTTGAGAATAATTTGAGCCAACGTTCTTTGACTTCAATACTATAACCACACGAACGCATAAAACGTTTCTCTAACGCTCTGTATGAAGGCATATAACGCTCACCATATGTTTGCTTTACATCTATACCAGTATGTTTGGCTATCTCATGCATTTTGATAATAGTATCAATTTCCTCTTTTTTGCCATAATGACTATCAGACGTTAAAATGCACTGTATATTTAATTTGCCAGCTAAATCGAGAAGTATATCATTGGTATCTTGCTGCGTACTGTCATTGTCTATTCTATACGGCTGAATCTCTATATAAAAATCATCTTTAAATAAATCTCTAAAGCGCCGAAGCTCTTGTTTAGCCGCTTCTATATTTCCACCTGCTATGCGCTGACCGAATATAGAAGCAATACAAGCAGTTGAACAAATAAGTCCTGCATGATACTTGACCAATAAATCCCAAGTCACGCGAGCATGATAATAAAACTGTTCCTTGTTCGCTATCGTTATTATTTTATTCAAATTACGATAACCTTCAACATTTTTGGCAAACAAACAAAGATGATACGTTTTAGCATCTTGGTCATACTCTTTCTGATAGTAACACTCGCAACCTAAAATAGGCTTTATACCTTCTTCCTTGCAAGCAAAATAGTGCTGAATAATACCACTCACTGTACCATGGTCAGATATACCAAGAGCTGTAAGACCGTTTTCTTTAGCATCTTTAGCAAGAGCTGAAGCTTTGCCATGCCCATCAAATAATGAAAACTCTGTATGTCTATGCAAATCAAACATTTGTTTCTTACTCCTATTTTTATATCACTATTATAACATAAACAAGAGGGTTTGTAAACCCTCTAATCTTCATATTTGAACTTCCATCTTTTGGTAAGCGCCTTGACCAAATATTGTTTTGAATAATCATTAGGGTCTATATCAAATTCTTTACACCATTTCATTATTTGCTTAGGAGATAAAGTGCTAAAATCAGGGCATTCATTTATATTTACCTCTTTCTCAACAATTTTAGCCGATTCAATATTAGCAGAACCATATATCATTTCTTTTATGCTTTTTGCTACAATTGCCGACGCTTTAGCAGTAGCGTTATATTCAGCTATTGCTGGATTTATCTTACCATTTATTACTACACCTTTATCTATTTCTTTTTTAAGCGCTGACATTATTTTTCTTTGCTGCTGGTAATCGGCAAAAGTGGCAACAAACAGGTAATTTTCTCTCATACCTATTCTTTCTGCTTCGCCCAACACTTCTTGCAACATTTTTTGGGGGTCAAAACTCATATTTCATTCACAACCTTAATCTTTTTTGCAATATATAAAAACGGAGTATCAAACAACGCTATTATGATTTCAACTGCGGAAACTGTCAATGTTAGCTCGCAAATTGTATTAAAATTAAACACTCCATAAAACGCTATCATATGAAAGAAAAAGTTTTCAATCACTTGACAAACAATAGTAGATACATTATTGCGTAACCACAAATACTTAGGAAACTTTTCCTTCAGATATTTAAATGTACGAGCATTGAACAGGCTGGAAACAAACATCATAGATACACTTGCAATACATATTCTCGGAGATAAAGCAAACAAATTATTCATACTGCTTGAAACAAAATCCTCGCTATTTGGCACATATTTCAAATCTATCTGCATAAACAATACAAACGCAACCACCGCTATCAAACATACAAATGCATTCTTTTTGCTCACTTTATATCCATACATCTCACTCAATATATCAGTAGCAAGAAAACTTGATGCAAACAATGCATTACCTAACGTCGTTGAAAACGAAAAAATATTTATGCACTTGGCTACCTCAATATTTGCCAGCACAACTGCAAATGCGGACCATACAAATAATCCAGTTTTGCCAAACAGCTTATAGAACACAAGCACAGCACTAAACGCTAAAAAAACATTTACAAACAACAGAACTTCATTCATAATTTAATCTCCTTATTATTTTTATTATTTCAGTCGTAGGGTTTCAAAGGAATACAAAACTACGACACAAATATCAATCTCTACAAACTTTTCTCCATTTTTTATAGTAATACTCTTGGTCTTGCATAGCCAATTTATAATTCAGCAAAAACGGCTCTGCTCGCGTATAACGATTACTTGAAAACCCTTTTGTGACTTTTCGTTTACCAACATTACCAAAAACAGAATGTTGTTTCCAAGAACTACTATCAACATAATCAAAAGGCACTTTATCTAAAATTGCTTTGCGTGTCATACCAAGACAATGAACTTTGCAATTACAAGATTTTGCATATTTTAGAAACATAAGATATTGCTCATCTGTTATATCTTCATTCTTAAAACCTGTAATTGCTACAATCTTACCAGAGTAATCATGACACATTTTCTTAAATTCATCTATACCTCTGTTTTTATGCCATACTGGAATTATCTTATTAGATACAGCTTCGAGCTTTTTGCGTAACTCTAAAACTTTTTGATAACCTAACACGTTATCAACGTCCATTTCGAAATAACCGGCAACATTTGGTCTATCAAACTTTTTTATAAATTCTGCATATTCATCGGTATATTTGTCCCAATCGACTTTTTTACCTTTTTGAAAAGAATGAGCTCCACTATCAATCATCACTTCTTTGCTATTATCGCGTATAAATTCAGCCAAAGTCAACGATTTTTTTTGCTGGATATAATAATAACTCAACAAATTCCATTTAAATTTTATGCCTTTTTCTACCATATATACCGGCAAAACAAGTTTACTGCCGTCAGGATACAAAGTGCCGCCAACATCACTTTCTAATGCACTGAGAAATATTTTCATTCATCAAGCTCCCAAACATTTAATTTACGCTTTTTTCCTTCATCCACTCTTATGAGCTCGAAACCTATACGCTCATAAAACTTATTCGATTCATTATCAACAGGACATTTGAGCATTATAGGTTTCGGAAGCTTTTTTATGATGCGCTTTGCTATACCGTTATTGCGATACATTGCATCGACGCATATTTCATAAATCACAAGCATATCATCTTTCTTGCGAATATTATAGTTACAAAACCCGAGAACCGTTCCATTTTCATCAACTGCTACTATCAGCTTTTTATTTTCCACAGCTTCTTCCAGGGCTGGGCGCAAAACAAATCCGATAGACTTAGAATTTGAATCAGCTATTGCTTTTATAGCGTCTATATCTTTGCTTTTTGCATAGCGTATCTTAAATTTTTTGACTTCTTTACGTAAAACTGGTATATTCACTTTTACAAAATGCGCTTTACTATCTATATGACCACAATGCGGACAACGCAAATTATTCACCTCAGGCGGTCTATAGCTTTCTTCAGACAAATCTTCTACTTTCGACCAATCAATATCTTCGCTCATTTCTACGCCGAAATCGAAATTAAACTCATCTAAATCCACATTAGCAAGCTCTTGTTCAAGTTTATCAAAATCCCATTCAGAATATTCAGCTACTTTATTATCTGCAATCCTAAATTCGCGCACTTTGTCCTTGCTGAGGTCATCTGCAATAATACAAGGCACTTTTTTCATACCTATTTTTTTTAGCAGCTTCATACCTTGTATGGCCGGTGATGAGAACAAAATTACTATCCAGTACACAAGGAACTTTGAAACCATACTCTTGTATAGATTTAGCTACCTTATCAATAGCCTTTTTATTATTACGAGGATTATTTTTATACGGCTTAATCTTATCTATCGCCACATATACTATTTCCAGTTTGTTTGTGTTCTTCTCTTTCATATTATTTCCTTTCTAAAATTATAAATGCTCTTTACATCTTAATATTAACATTATTATATATCAATTTAATTAAAAAGTAAAGAGCATATTTCATTTTATTTAATCCTCATCATCCTCATCAGTATCCATATCATCAAGAATTTCCTGAATATCGTCCTCGTCATAATCGGATACTATCGTATCAACGATTTCCTCTTCGTCCATATTTTTTATCTCTTTTTTCGACAGCCCCAGAGACAAGGCAACCTCTTTAAGCTCATCTTCGTCAAGGTTATTCAACTTATCCTCGATTGTCGGCTCCTTCGCCTTTTTCTTCTTGCTGGTTTTACGAGGCTTTTCATCTTCATCATCGTCAGAATCTTCCATATCTTCGGGATTTACAGGAAATGCCTCTTTCAATAGCTTTACTATTTGCTTTTCATTGAAAGGCTTCGCCTTGCTATTCTTAAACTTAGATATTTCGCCTGGAATAACAGTAATATTTCCGCTCATACCCTTGCCAACCTTTTTGATAGTATAACATCTATCACAAATCGTACCGTATTCCTCGAAAAACTCTATAAAAGCTGGAACAGGAGTGATACCAGTTGCTTTATATAGGAGAATTACTACCTTATTAGCATCATAGTCCCAAACATTCCAAGCATACATTGTAGCTTCTTTCATGTTTTCATCAGTATCGGCACAATACGGGCAATCTTTGCCATATGCTTCACAACAAAGAGCATTGACGCCACGCTCCCAATGCGTATGAAATTTAAATTCGGCTCCTGTGTCTAATTCCTGCAAAAACCTAATGCGGCGCTTAGAATCTGCTGCAACATAAAAAATGTCCTTTTTACTCGTTCCACTATTTTTAATTCTGTCCTTCATCGAATCGATTAGATTCATTTTGTTTATGTTTCCTTTCCTGATTTAATATTTATTTTTTAATCATCATCTATCATTTGAATTCTAAACAAATCTCTGCCTTTAGGAGTAACTAAAACTTGCAGCCCGGCATGATTATTTACACAATATTCTTTGAGTACGAACAACCCACTTTTAACCGAAGATTGATACGGCTTTAAGCGTGCCTTGCTATCTCGATATAAATAACCATGAGCTACTAACTATTGTATCAAATAGCTCGGAGGGCAGCAAAATTCTTTAGCGGTATCTCTCAAATTTGTATTCGGGCCTATCTCAACTAAATTATCAAAATAGTCCGCTTTAGGCTTAATTTGTCTATTTTCCGCTTCAACTTGCTTTCGCCTCTCCTGCTCTAATTTTAATTGCATACAAATTTCAATTATTGTATCCGGATTGCAAATAGCTTCTTCCAGCTTTTCCGGCGTCATATATGCACCATATTTACGAATCGCAGGAATAATATCATGCGTAATCCAACGCTTGAACGCCTTTGCCTCTGGCTTGCGGGAACCAAGAATTAAAGAATAAAGTCCCGGCTCATTAACAATGGTAGAATCACCTTGGCGGCCTAAGTTGAACTTAGCCCGTTCATCTTTATCAAGGCGGCTTACTGCAATTGTAGGATTGCTCAAACCTAAAATATCGCACACATCAACAGCTACAAACCATGGCTCGCTATCTTTTTCAACAACTCTAATCTCACCAAACTCAGAATTTTTAAATACTTGCAATTGTTTGTTTTCCAATCTGTTTTACCTCCTGTTTAATTTATGTTAGCTTAATTTCAATCTTTTCTATCTCAACATCATACGTCCAATATTTAGTATCAGCTAAACCATTTATAATGCGCCTATACTGATAATTATGCTTGGCATCTCCTTTTCTACAATATCCTTTTGTAGCTATACTATAATTTAATCCTACATCTTTTGCGCTTTCACAATTAAACAATTCATCTTTAAACCAAAGTAATGTATCATCTTTTCCATAACACGCTGTTGTTTTATGCCCAGCACCTTGACGATTTTCTTCTGTACTTGTGGCAGTAACCTTTATTATGTATCTTATCATTTTCTATTCTCTCCTTTTCTTTACTATACTTATTATACTACAATAAATCATAAAAGTAAAGTGTTTCATCGAAGTTTTTCCCTAATCTTTTAAGGTTTATATCACCAAAATCTTTTATGCCTACTGGATATTTTAGCCTTATAACCTCAAATTTATTTAGCGACTGCAAATATTTATAACCTTTTCTGCCAGCTTCGTCATTATCCAGTCCGCATACAATAGTTTTTACGCCTCTATGCAATAGTTTTTGCTGCTGCTGCTCTGACATTTTCCAACCTAAAACAGCAACCACGTTTTGTACTCCATACTGCATAGCTTTTAGCATATCAAGGTATCCTTCAACGACTAAAACTGTTTCGCCAGTATAATTTCCAGCAAGTGTTTTAGAGCGCCTAAAACCAGAATTATATAAATATTTTCTTTTTTCCTCAATCTCTGGCTTGGTTGTTCGAGCTACATAGCCACGAAAAACTCCATTATCTAACAAGGGCAAAACAATTTTATAACTATCTGTTGCATTTATCCTTGCGCCTATCATATTCAACGTAGACATTTTAAACCCACGTTTTTTCATATATTGCTTTGCTTCTGCATCTATATCACTGCTAAACCAATTAACTCGTGGAAGATTATAATAGTAATCACGTGCAGCATTTATGTTTAATTTTTTAGGCTCTACATTGATATATTTTTGTTTTTGCTCATCTGCACAGCCTAAACTAATTTTTTTTATCGTGCTGATTATCTGAAAACTATTATAACTCGGATAAAACGCCCTTACCAAATCGTATGTAGTGCCATGAGCCTGACAACCAAAACAAAAATATTTAGCTTCATCTAAGTTTATCAACATCGAAGGATTTTTATCACCGTGAAATGGGCATAAAACTTTATATTGACTAAGCGGCTGAAACATCGAAAAATGCTTCAATACTGCAATAAATTCTTCGCGCTCCTTGTCTGTTGCAGCCATTTTATTTTAGCCTGATAGAAACAGTTTTATTTTCCTCAGCAGTATAGCAGCCTTGCAAATCCTCAAATTTTATAACACCCTGTTCACACAACCGCTGCAATTTGCCATCGCTGACTTTAACCTCGCGAATATGCTGACACTCATTTTTAAAATCTTTGATTGATAGGCCATGAGATTTCAAAAACGGAATCAAATCATATGTTTCGACCAGAATAACATCATCTATAAATTGACTATAAAGCGCCTTTGCAAATTTGGCCTTAATTGCCTTTATATCATATTCAATCTTGGTCCGAGTTACACAAGAACATGTTGCATTGTCTGTTTTCGTAGTACCGAAAGCTGAAACATATTTGCTTATATAATTTCTCGCTTTATCCTGCTCGGCCTTTAGTGTATTTATCTGCTCCTGCCGCTTTCTATATATCGAGATTGCTTTTTCAAATTTTTCAAAATTCAAACTCATTTTTTCCAACTCCTGACAAATGTTTTTTTAGTTTTTAGCCTGATTAAACTTTAAGGCTGTAAATATTCCCTCAGGCCAACCATGCCCTTCTACTCGCACCCATGCTATATTATTTTCATTTATTCGATAGGTGCTTCCTCGTAATGTTTGCACAACAAATTCATTTTCTTTACGCTCTACTATTTTTCCAGACAGCATACGTAATTCGTTTTCGTTTATTGCAACCGTAAAAGCTACAATATCTCCAATCTTTGCTGCGTTAATAAAATCTTTTCGTGTTTTCTTAGGTATTTCCACCTTGATTTATTTCCTCTCTTTCAATTCTATTTTATCGCCCTCTGCGATTGATATAACAAGCGATTCAACTTTTTCAAATCGCTTTATTGCTTCATGCAATTCCATATCTTTTGTTGCTGTTAATTTCCTCTGCTTTATCCTACAAAAGCACTTTAAACAAGCTGCAACAGACGGATGATATGTAGCATTTCTTGATTGCTGTTCTATATCACCTGATTTAGTTGTAACATTTACCATTTGAAACAAAGAATAGCATTTACTATCTGCGTTTATATACCAGTTTTTATAGACATGAATCATAACTCCACCTCACAACATGATTATCTTGTTCAAACTCTCTCAAAAGCGTTACCGCTCCATAAGGGGTAGACCCGTAACAATATATTAAACGTGCCTTCTTGCTCTTACTATCAACAGATTTTCTTCTACAAGTAAAATTAAAACCATACGATTTGTCAATCGCTTCTGGCGTTAAATAAGTTTTATTGTTATTGTCTCTAAAAATATAGCCTTTCTCAAGAAGCCAGCCAAAAAACTCAGACGAACTAAAATCAAATAGTCTTGCAAGCTTTCTTACATCATATAAATGATTAGCTTCTCTTAATTCATCAAACGAATTAAAACTCATAGAATTTGATATTTCATACTCCTGTTTCATTTTATTATTTCCTTTCTGTTTATATATATTTTATATCTATATTAGGTTTTTAGAACCTAATCAATATAAATCTTAATATTTACTATATATTATAATATATATTAGCCAGCCCCCCCCCTTACCCCCTTAGGTATATTATACATTGCTTTTTGCAAAAAGTAAAGCGTTTTCAAACTAATTTTTTAAGGAATTTTATTACATTTGTTTTAGCTTTTTATGGTAAAATATTTATCCTGTTTTTTAGCTGTTTAGAGACGTTTTTGCCTTTAGGTATATAATACCCCTACTCATATCCTAAAAAGCTGTCTCAAACGGAATAGACACGCTACAACATATTGCAAAAAGTTAGGGCTGGAAGTCCAGCCCAACCTTATTTTATCAGGAACTCTCAAAATGTTTTTAGGCTATTGTATTATTACCAAACAGGATTGCTGCTGGATAAAAACCATTCTTCGCCAGTAGCCTTTTCGTATTCTTCCTCGTACGCTGTAAAATACTGCTGGAAGTTGGCAAAAGGATTTTCTACGCTTACCTTATCACCTATTTTTGAATCCATGTGCTGTGCCGCTGCCTCAAAATCAATTTCACAACCGTTCTTGTTTATAACCTTAATCATTTTACTTTACCTTTCCTTTCCCTTTTCTTGTATTTATTATACCATCAAATTATATAAAAGTAAAGGCTTTTTTCTAATAAACTAAAAAAATAAGGCGACTTTTTATTCAGCCGCCTTAAAAAATATTATTCTTTATACATCGCAATCAACAATTTTACTTGTTTTATCCAATCCAAATTTTTATCAGCCTCAAAATCATAAATTGTTTGCATCGTCTCGTAGTTTGGCGATTCTTCCCGCTTTGCCTTTTCCATGAGCTTTTCTGCAATATCTTTATTATTCATAGCATGGTTCATCTCTTGCTCTGCCATTTTACAGTACATATCAGCTATATCCTCATCTGTGGATTGCATGGCTAAAGCTGTCTTTATATAGTTTTCCGAACCATCTATTTCATCGCAGACGTTCATAAGTGCCTTTTTAAACCATTTCATTTTTTTAGCCTCCTTTAAGCTAATTTAATTATCTGGATGGCGCCATTAACAAAAGTGCCAGCTATTCCGCTGTTTACAATAGTTATAACAGCATCATTATTTATACAAGCGCAAGAACGAGGAATATCGACAATGGTAGATGTGGTGAGATTTACGATATCAGTAACAGCAGTGCTATTTGCGACTTGAACAGTGCCGGGAATTAAAGCGCCATTGCTATTTATCTGAATAGAAAGATTGCCAGCAGCAGCAGCTTGCTCAATAGTCGTAGTCGTTACTGACGTATCGACCGAATTAAACCAAACAAAGAATGCTACTATCATAGCAAACATAATGCAAATTAAAATTATAAGCGCACAAAAAAGCCTTTTATTTTGCCTTTTTGCCTCAATTAACATATCCTTCGCCATCTCAACAAATGCATCATTCATAAACTTATCACCTATGCAAATTTTCTATGCCCTGAATCTCAATAAACTCTTTATATTCTCCCATTGCTGCATGGTACGCTTTTTCAGCTATCTCAATTTCTCCATTTGGAGTGCCACGTTTGATTGCAGCTACAACAGCATAAGCTAACTCCGAATTTGCAATAGTGGCTTGCAATAATAATTTATCTCGTTTAAGCCGTGCCGCCTCTCTGCTCTGCTCTTTCTCATCCTTTTTTACAATGTGTGTTTTTAGCACATATGTTATCAACCCCGCAAGAATGGATTGAATAATTGCAAGTATAGCCACACTATACCATGTATTCACTATGCAGGCGTTTCCTCTCCTGCTGCTCCGGTCTGCTCTTTTTGCAGCTCATCTCTCTTGCGTTGATATTCCTCGATTAAGTCGATTATACTCAAAATCTGCTTTGCAAAGTCTGCCGTCTGGTCTACTGCCGCTGCATCTATTTTACCCTCAACCCATATATACGATACAACAGATACCAGAGTAACAGCAGCACCGCTAATAGCTTGCACAATATTTTCATCAGCGCCATAGGCTATTGCAATACCAGACACAGCACCAATTATCGCAAACCATAACTTACGAGATTTTAATTTTTCCCACACTGTTCGCTTATTATCCATTTGTTTTATTCTCCTTTCAGGTTTTAACCGACAGCATTTTCGCTATCGTCATTTTGCATTGCCTTATCATAAGTTATTCCGCCCCTCGTATTTTCGCGCTTTGCTTTGTTAAAGTAAAACCCCAAAGCCGTAGCCAAATTACCATAACTCGCCGTTATCAGATAGACAAAAACAGAATAATCGCCAACAAGGGGCGCAATAACCATAGCATATAATGTAACAATACAGGCAAGGGCGATAGAGAAATTAACATACCTTTTACTCGATGATTGCCTATGTTTCCTATATTTGCCCTTGCCATTTTTATTTTTATTTCCCAACATATTTAGCAGACATATAACCAGTTACTAATTTGCCATCGATGCAACAGGCTATCTCATGCCATTCTTCTTTTTTAGGCAATGCTAATAATATGTCATTCTTTCTGACTGTTCCTATCTTTTCATATTGTGTTCCTCGGCCAGTCCTAACATTAACTGTTTCACCGAGACATTTCGCAATATATGGAGTAGGTTCGATATCCTCTTTTTCACCCTCAATATATTTTGCCAAGAACGGATGACGACCGAACCTATTCCAGTAGCTCTTGCCGCTTGCATCTATATTTCTGCAAACCACACCAGCATCGCGCCCCATGCTCTCAATTACTAACCCATCACCAACATATACTCCAACATGATATATTTTAAGGCCGTTATGCCTAAAAACAAAATCGCCTTGTTGTAGTTGGCTCTTGCTAATCTTTTTACTTTTTGCATACAAACCTTTAGAGGATTCGTCTTTTGACATACCCTTTAAATTTTGGAAAAAGTACATTATCAGCCCAGAGCAATCAAAAGCATACAGAGGATTTTTTGTCGCGTTAGCAATAAATCGCAAAGCACGGTCTGCATTGACAGTAGAGGTTTCATGGCCTCGAACCCATTTAATCAAATTCTGCTCAGTCATGCCGCTGAGTTTTTGGCCTTGCGCACCCCAAACATAAGCATCGCCAACATGCTCATATAAATATTTAATAAACTCGGCAAGCAGATTCATCTCTTCTTACTTCCTTTTGCGATTATAAAGAGTAACAGCAGCACTAACCATGCAAAAGGCAGGAACAATCATGCTCATATCACCAGTCTTAGGCAGCACCATACCAGCATTAGCATTAGGCGCAACCTGTGCAACCTGACCAAAGTTATACGTTATTGTCTGCGTCTGGTCTACACGCTTAGCAGCGGCCACTAATTCATCAGCAGTTTGTGCATTCGCTACTGTATTATCCTTGATTTGTACCTGAAATACCGCGGGCATTTTTAAAACTATACCGCAAACCTTATATTCACCAGATTCAAGCGGAACAATTGTATTTTCTGCCAGTGCCAGTCCCTTAGTTGCTAACCTCAACTCACAATGACGAACATCAATGCTCTTAGGTACATCAACTTTAACCTGCAAACAGAATTGAGTATCCTCAACATAGGTTTTTGCATCTAATATTTCGCCAGTGTAAATATCCATCGGCTTAATAGATACAGTAATTTTATCATTTTCCTCAATAGTTATAGTCCACGCAAAAGCAGCGGAATATATAACCAGCATCATTAACGCTATGGCAATAGCAAAAATTTTCTTCTTCATAAATATTTCTCCTTTCGTTAAATCTTATCAAACAGCGCAGGAACATCAGCAGGGTCGTAAAGAAGAGGGTCGGCATTTTGTTTTGCTTTATACTTTTGACCATCTTTTACGCTTCTTATGACCATTCCAATTTCACTACGCATATTATATACATAAGGATACACACCATATACATCAGGAGATGGTCTTGCACCGTACAACGCTTCTGTGCCAGTAGAAAATGGAAGCCATATAGATTGCGAAGTGTGAGCTTGCCTTACAAAACCAGGAACTCCATTATATGTGAACAAATCGTATTGATTATATACTTTTCCTTCTTCCCATTCGGGATAATCAAACATACCCGCAACCACCGTAGGTTCTTTATTCTGTGCTTGTATTAACTCGCCGCCCGCAAGTTTAATTTGCTTGTCTTGAGCAACTTTCTTCTGCGCCCATTTGGTAAATCTACCCATTCTCTATATCCTCGCTATAACCTAATATATTGTAACCCTCTACCATATCAGCGACTGTATCTTCTGGTTCTTCGTGTTCCTGCCAGCCTTGTACTATTTTATTATCCGCCTCACTCCACGTTTCTGTATAGTAAAACCCTTCTTTTTGAGGCATTTCGGTTTTTACAATCTGCTTATAACCTAATTGCACTAATACCTCGGGATTATTTGTAGAAAATATTGAACCAGCTTTGTGCGTTACTCCATTTGTAACAATATCGTTTTCCAGCGTTATAGGCATTCGTGCATATTGCGGATAACCATTTATCAATATAGCGTAATCTGTATTTAACACTTTGCGCCTCCATTTCCATCGAAAGAGGGCTTTATGCCCTCTATAATATATCTTTATTAACCCTTACACTATCAAACTAATCAACATCAACTTCTACAATCTCAGCAGCGCAGCTCCAATATGGGCTATTTTCAGGATTTTTATAATTCCACGAACGTACTGCATCACACCGTCTGGAATACCCATATTCTTTTATCATATATACGTCTAACTTCTTGACCATGTGTGCTGCTTCCACATAACTACCTTCATATCCTAACAGCTTCTGATTTTTACCATGATATGCTACAAACTCCTGACCAGCAAAATGTGGATTATTTTCTGTTGCTTTACCACTAACTTTTACAATATACTTTTTCATCTTCTCTTTCCTTTTCCTTTCCTTTTGTTATTTATATTATAACACAGGATACAGAAAAAGTAAATGCTTTTGTACCTAATTTTTTAAGGTATTTTTAACCGCTTACTACCTCTTGAACTGCCCATACTGAATCAAACACATCAAATTCATATACTTTATTTGCTTCTATCGACGGAGCTGCACCTTGGAAAGTACCACTGAAAGATACATTAACTGTTGAGCCAGTTGTGAACCTTCCATGCGCCCATTTATTGCCCGTAGTTGGTGCAGCAAAGGCATACGTTCCAACTCCAGAAACAGTATATATCGTATTAGCTGCTAAAGCTGTGCCAGAAGTCGGAAAAGACGACGAACTCAACGGAACATCCTGCTTTTTATCAAATAATGTTTCATGTGCGCCTGAAGCTGAATTATGCGAACTTACTGCGCTACTTGCAGAACCTTGAGCATCGGCTCCAACATCATTTGCACTCAACGATATATCACTTGACAATGCTTTGTTATTTATTTTTAAAGTATTTTTTACATAAGCTGCAAAAATCGAACTATGCGCATCGGAATCACCATTATGATTGCTAACAGCAGACGTTGCCGTACCTGTTGCATCAGCTCCCACATCAGCAGCAGTTAAGGATATATCCTCCGAAAGCGCCTTTTTATTAACTGTTCTTGTTTTAGGTACAAATAAATTATTTAAGGCTGTTTTTATGGCACTCCATAAAACTGTGCGAATTTTGCTGCCAGATGAAACAGATACATCTACTAATACCAATTTATCATTATCCGCGATAGTAGTGTCGCCAGCAGCTTCTAAGACTGTATTTGTAACATCAGCACCTTTATCTACATCAAGCATTGTTCGAACATCGCTCGCGGATAAATCCTCAATATTACCTTGGCCTACGCTTTTTCTGCCCTTTATAGTATTTGTGGCTGTTTGCGCTAATTTATCGTTCGAAATGCTATTAGCAGGAATATTCTCGGCTTTAACCTCAAACAACGCATTATCTTTCAAAAACTGCAAATTAGCTTGAATAATGTCTTGGTCTTTAGAACTAAAATTGCGTGATATAGGTACATTAGCTGTGAAACTTTTAGCAGCACCCACATAGCCACGCTCAACATCTATAAAATTATTTCCTATCGCTGTAATCTTCACAACCTCGGCCAAATCCGAAGCAATGCCTATTGTTGCCAGTGTTGGCACAGCAGGAAAAACGCTAACATCTGCAACATAGATTCGAGTATCGCTTGAACCTATTTCTTGCGTTAATGTCGTTGTAGGCGAAAATGCTTTTGTATTAAACATTGTTTGCCATGCCATTTAATACGTACCTCCTTCCATTGATTGTATGAAACCTAATATTGTAATTACTACTGATATATGAGCAAGGGCATTTGGTCTAACTGAAAATGTATACCAACTGCCTCGATTTATATTACCATCTGCATTTAGCAGCCAATCCGTTATATCTATCTCTGTACTCGAACCTGTAAAACTACCTCGCGAAGTACCATTAACACTAAAATACATTGCATTAGGATAACCGAACCTAAATATTCCGGGCTCTACTGTATGTTTATGTCCCGGAATAGTTACCGTATGCGTATGGTCTGGAACACTAAAACTATGTGTATGACTTGGCACAGAAAATTGGTGACTATGAGAAGGTGTTTCAAATGTATGCCTATGTGACGGGAATGTTACATCATGCGTGTGACTTGAAATGCTCATATCATGCGTATGCTGCATATCATGCGTATGTTTGGTCGGCGTTGTGTAGCTGTGTGTATGCTTATTATCACCTTTTAATGCAGAGCCAGTCACATTGTATACGCCACTATTAGTAGCTGTGACATTTTTGCGGCTTATACCAGAGGTTGACACTGCACTCTTATTACTCGTTGATGATTCTGTTGTTCCACCGCCGCTTGAAGTGCTACGAGATGAATAGCCACCGCTTGAACTTGTACTTGAAGAAGCTCCGCCACTTGAGCTTGTGCTTGAAGAAGCTCCGCCACTTGCACTTGTATAGCTTTCTTGGTCTGTCGTGCTAACTGTTGCCGAATAAGCTCGAAAACTCTCCATTGTAATTTTTGCAACTACTTTATTGACGAATCGCATACCGGCAGGAATATAAAACTGACAGTCAAGTGCATTTTTTGCATCTGCATTATCTACATAGGCAATCGCATAAATATTTGTTGCGCCCTGAGAATATGTTGTTTCTATTCGCTGTCTATCCGAAAGGTCTGCTATTGTCTGCGCTATATTAACTCGCTTATTGGCTAACTCATAACTAATATCGTCTATATCGCCATATGAAATTTTCTTCTTCGTGACGTAGGTCGTTTCATGACCTATTATATCAACCATATCGCCGACATCTACATTTCCGATAAAACCACAACTATATGTGACAACGGGGTCTTGTAGCTCCTGCAACATTCGCTGTGCTGCTCCATACAATGCATCGACATTATCATAACGCCTATCAACCCAAATTCTTTCACGAATACCATATTTTGCAATATGAGCAGCATCGGCTAAAATATAGCCTTTGCCATCTGTCATGCTTTTTATATTTAGCTGATTTACGCCCTCGCCAGAACCATACGCATATAATTTTGTAACATGATTTTCGTAATCTGGCTCTTGGTCATAACTCAGTCTATTATAGCCATACCTAACATGTAATTTAGGCTCTGCATTTGTATCAAAATTTAACAGACTTAATTTCCACGGATATTTCGATGTATCAGTACGCCAGATATATTCAGCGTTAAAACATCGAGGGATACTAAAAATAGCAGCTAATAGATTTTCTTTTTCAAATCCATATTCAAATTTACGGTTAAAGTCGCATTTATCGAGAACCCAGTCTTGCGTATCTTGTTTAGACAATAGATATTCTAATACTGCTCTTGTATCTTGATAATAGCCACCTATTTGCACTATACCCGGCATTGTTTTATCCAACAAATTTGCTAAAACATGCTCGCAATGATACGAATTATACGGCATATCATCAGTATCTATACCATAGCCAGACGGGAAAAGCCTATATAATTCTCCATTATCTATCCTAACATATCTATAAGGCAAACAAAATTCATTTTTGCTATCCGAAGCAGGAAGTTTAAAATCTAAATACCATAACGCATTAACATTTTGTTCCTCTTGCACATCGAACGCATTTTGTAATACCGCGACTGGCTCTCGGTCTATATTATATATCTCTAATTTGTGCATCATTACAAGTACCTCTCAACATAAGATAACGTACCAGATAATGTGCCACCCGTACCGCTATCAACTGCAACAGACAGAGTATCACGAGATAGCTGCAACCAATCGCCTTCGTAGAACTTATAAACATTTACACCATCCAAATATACGGTATAATTTTCGCAATCTATAACCAACGTACCACCCGGAGGAATTGTAACGCCTATTGAAATTTGCTTTGACGTGGTAGATACTACATCTAAAACAGCCATCAATGCACCAGTCGCAATCGGATAGCGAAGCTTATTAAACGCAAATGCAACTTCTGCGTCAAAATCTATTTTATTTTTTATTTTATTGCTGCGAATAACGTTTAGCGTTAGCTCTTGCTTTAATTCAATACCAGCGTTTACTTTGGCGCTCTGTATTTTCTGCAAATCAAACTGTACTAACAAATCCAGCTCTTTAGCCAACTTGCGAAATTTATTTATTCCAGCGTCAGCAGAGGCTAATAAAACATTTGAGATTTTTTGAACCCTAAACCAGCAGGGAACCATCTCTACCTCTCCCGCCAAGCCCGTACTAAAAATAGACAAGCGCAAATTTTCTGCGGCTATGCCAATCGAAGCTGCTAATTCACAAACAAACGTCAGTGTGCGCTCTTTTTGTTGCCCCTGAGCCGCACCGCCTATATCATATTTTATTAGGTCGTATTTGCTATGCGGCATCCTTTAACCTCCTAATAATTTTAGTTGACTGATAACGAAATACTACCAATAGTGTATTGCGTCATATCTCCCGCTGAATAAGTATCAGCACCTCCAGAAACAAAAGCAATTAGGTTGCCCGCTGTTGCTGCATCATATATAGCATCATGCGTATATGCTCCTAAATTAACAGTTGCTACTGGATATTTAACGGCAGCAGTATTGCTAATTTGCGCTTGCCCTGTTGACGTTTGCGCAGGAGTGCTGAACGTCACTTGCTGACGTGCAAAATTACCACCAGTTAGCTCAGAACCGCCGTCCTCAGGAGAACCATTAAAAAGCGTTACATACGGCGTAAATCCTGCTAAAGTCGTACCCTTAAAAACATTTAAAATGGAGGTCTTAAATGCAGAACTAAAGTTGCCCGTTATCCAGAATTTAGCCTCGCCAGCACGCACAACAGGAGCAGTACCAGTTTTAATTACCTTTGGCGTTTGCAGCGGTGCATAAAACAGCATATTACCGCCTGTTTTACTGTCATATACCGCAACCCAGTTAGCTGTACCAGCATCAGCATCTGCCTGAGCAAAAACAACTTCTTCCGAATTTTGGAATCCTATATTTCCACTCATAGCGGCGGGATTGCTAAATTTTATTTGAACACGCTCGTATCCAGTATATGTAACAGGAACTACGCCAGAACCATCATCACTCGGCTGACTCGTTAGCAATTCGAGAAAGCAACCCGAAACACCAGCAAAAGCCACGCCTAACAATGTATTTAATATTTTATTTTCTGTGTAATTTGTAAAATACATTTATTACAAACTCCCTTCTTTTTCAACCGTCGTTATTGTTATGTTTGATACATTTGCATTACCAATATTTTGTATTCGTATTACAACAGGAGCGGGGAATGTACCTTGATATTCGATTGAGTTATTACCACTTTGAACAGACTTAGCCGGAATATCTTTATATGCAAATGGCTCACATATAAAATTTAATTGAAACGGCTCCATATGGGACAGGCTCTTCCAGTCCAAATCATCTGCGTCTTGCAACTCACCAATATAATATTTATCGGGGTCGTCCCATATATATAATCGAGCTTTTTTACTTAGCCAATAGGTAACTTCTCTCCATTCTGCCCGCTCATACTCTTTTTTGCTATAACATCTTAACGTTATGCCTATATCATCATAATCTTTCGAACCATAGTCAAATGTACCACTTCTTCCCGCTATTGTCTGTCGCCTTAATCTTTTAGGCGGAATAAATGGAATAACATCATCTACATATATACCATAGTTTAAAGATGATTGACTATTAAAAACAAATTCACCAATTTTTAGCTCCATGCCAGTCCTCCACCAGTTGAACGAATTTGATTGCGAACAGCTTTGCCTAATTTATTGCCCAACCTATCAACATCATAATCGTTAGCAACCTCTGCATTTACATAAACCGTTATATTTGTACCATTAGATTTATCCCTGTTTTGCTGTTTGGTTAATATTCGCTCGCCTTCGTGAACGGTTACTTGCATAGTACGAGGAACATAGTCCAAACCTGTTGCAAAATGGCCTTTAGTTTTACCAAAATTTTTCGCACTAACAGCACCCACTGCTCTATTCCATGTGTTTCTAACCCAATCCACTGCACTAAGTACCCAATCTCTAACAGCCGTGAAAGCCGATTTAAAACCACTTAACAAACCTTCAATGATTTTGCGGCCTACGTTTCGCAGAGCATCAATTAACTGTGTAAACGCTTTGACAGGGTCTTCTTTTGCCAACTCAAACCATGCTTGAACATTCGTCCAAATCTCCTTGCAACCTTTCAAGAAATTTGTGATAACCTCTTTGGCCTTAACATATACAGTTGCTATTAGCTGCACCAGTATTTTTATAATACCCTCTAAAATTTTACCCAGTGCCTTATACAAATTCTGCCAGAATGATTCAACACCAGCTAATATTGTTTGAAAACCGCCTTCAACATCACCTGTCGCAATCTGTATCAAGCCTTTGAGCAATCCTAAAATCAAATCAATAGCACCACTAAATAAAGCCTCGATACCTTCCCAAAATGCAGAAAATGCTTCCTTTATCGTTTCAAACCAACTGCTTAAAAGTGTTTCATGTTCTTCAAACCAACTTCCGAATAACTCAGAAAGCCATTCAACAAATTCATTTATCTTATCTCGGAATCCGCCAAAATTTGTTGCATAGGCTGCTGCAAGTGCTCCAATAGCTCCAATTACTAATGCAATAGGAGAAGTTAAACCACCTATCACCGGAATCAATATATCAATAGCAGCTTTTACACTACCAATCAATTTTACCACATTACCAAAAACAACCAGCAGGGGGCCAATGGCAGCGACAATTAACCCAGCCTTAACAATCATTTCTTTCGTAGGCTCATCTAAATCGTGAAATTTTTGTATAGCCTCTTTTATCCAGTCTAAAAATTCCTGCAAATACGGCAATATAATTTCACCTAACTCACGCGCAACATTTGTTAGAGTATTCCAAAACATCTGCAACTGACTCGCAAAAGTTTCATATCTCTTGGACGCTTCTTCCGTTAGTGCTGTGTTATCCTGCCATGCCGAATTAGCAGTTTCAAGCGTATTGCCTAACAAATCACCAGCTGACGCAAGAGATTTTAACATATTAGACTGTCTTATTCCAGTTAATCCTAAATCTTCCAACAGTAATACAGTATTACCGCCATTTTCTTCAACCTTGCCTAAACCAGTTATAAACGCTGTAATAGCTTCAATTGGCTTCGTTTTCCATGCAGTCGCAAATTCTTCGGAAGTCATATTTGCCGTTTTTGCGAACAAATCTAACTTATCACCACCAGTAGCAACAGCTTTTTCCATCTCGTTAAGCGTCTGAACCATTGCTGTGCCGCCAGCTTCCGCCTCTATTCCGACAGAACTCATAGCTGTAGCCAGCGCCATTATTTCAGGAGTAGTTAATCCTGCAATCTTACCACCAGCAGCTAATCGATTAGTCATAGCAACAACATCTGATTCAGTCGTAGCATAGTTATTACCTAACGCAACTATGGTCGAGCCATAGCGTTCAACCGCATCAGGAGCTTCGTCTCCCATAATATTCATAATTCGAGCAATAGCCGTTGCAGCTTCTTCGCTACTTAAATTCGTACTATCGCCCAACTTTATCATCGTTTCGGTAAATGTCAATAAATTATCTGTACCACGGACACCAAGCTGACCAGCTATCTCCATAACCGCTGCAATTTGCGAAGCACTCTGCGGCATTCTTTCTGACATTTCAGTGATACCTTGCGCTAACTCTGCATATTCTTCTTCTGTTGCATCTACCGTTTTGCGAACTCCCGTAAAAGCGCTCTCAAAATCTGAAGCAGATTTAACAGCAGCAGTTAATCCACCAACAATAGGCACTGTTAGATTTTTTGTAGCTGTCGAACCAATGGAGGTTATAACACCACCAGCGGCCTGCATTTTATCACTAAATTTTGCAGAATCCGATTGCATTGTTTGCATGGCGCTTTGAAATTTTCCAACGCCAGCATCAAATCCTTTTGTATCTAAATCTAAATAGGCAACAGCACTGCCTAAATTAACCGCCAATTATGTATCAACCTCCTTTCACGGCTTATTCAAACTGTTTATAGAACTCTGTAAATGATTTATAATGTTTATGCGGAACATCAAATTTCGGCTCTTTAGGCTCTTTTTCGTCTGTCATAGTCAAAACTATTTCCGCACAAACCTCATCAAAACAATATGCAGTGTACTCGTCTGGAATATTTAATAATTCTGACGGTCTACACGCATAATGTTTTGATAGGTTTATTATTCTAATTATTTGACGTGTTTTAACGAAAGTTTTTCAGGCTACGAACCCCATTTTGAGCATAATTATATATAAAAGTATATTGCTCGTCAGTTAGCTGAATACCGCTCTGCTGAATTTCAGCCCATGTCGGAGCCATAAAACAAGCAGCAGCAAAAGTCTCCATCAATGTAGCCATAGTTTTTAACGCTTCTATATCTATTTTGCTTTCCTTTTTTCCCTCAAAAAATAGCTCATTCGCTGCCTCTAATAATTCGTTAGGAATTTGCCCTGTCTTAGCCAGCATCATCATTGACGGCCTGCGTAAACGTGCTACGAATGGTTGACCATCAGCAAAAGGAGGTAACTCGACAATTTGACCATCCGCATAACTCTGTAACTGCGCTAAACTCGTTATTTGTAGATTCTGTTCCATTCTTTAACTAATCCTTTCGATTGTTTATTTAATTTATTATTTAATCGCCAGCTTGAACTTCAGGAAGCTCTGGCATATAGCTAATTTCATAAGGCGCTTCGCCAGTATCAGGAGCTGAGTTAATAGTGTACTCACCAACACGGAATACATCATCCTCAGAGCTCATAGAAATAGGCACACCTTGACAATTGGGATATTTAATGC